GCCCTGAAGCTGCCCAAGGACGGTGGACCCCCGGAGACCCTACGCTGATGCTCCTCTGGGACGACCACAAGATCGTCGCGCATGACCTCGAGACCTCGGGCGAGATCACGCACACCGACATCGACACCGGCAAGCCGACCTCGGCCTACGCTCTGCAGCCGTGGCGGCTGAAGCAGGGCAAGGGCTGGGTCACGTCGGCGTCGGCGATCCGGTTCGACACACAGCAAGGCCTTGTGGCGCATCTCAGCCAGCTCATGCCGACCAAGGAGGTGCTGAAGCGCTTCCTCGAGGACGCCATCGCCAACGACTGGATCGTGCTCGGCTGGAACATCACTTTCGACGTGTCCTGGCTGATGGCGTTCGGCCGCGACATGGAGGACCTCTGCCTGCGCGTCCGCTGGCTCGACGGCCACCTGATGTGGCGCCACCTCGAGATCGAGCCCGAATACGAGTTCTCCTCGCAGCGCCACAAGAAACGGCGCTACCGGCTCAAGCCCGAAGCCGTGGACCAGTGGATACCGACGTTCGCAGGGCTCGACGAGGACGTGGACTTCCACGACCCCAGCCCCGAGGCGCGAGCCAAGCTGCAGCGCTACAACGACCGGGACAACGTCCGCTGCTGGACGATCTCGAAGATGATCTGGGGGAAGCTCACGCCGGCACAGCGCAAAGCCGTGCTGATCGAGGCCGAGGCCATCCCCATGGTCGCCCAGGCGAACCTCCACGGCCTGCCGATCGACCGTCTGACGGTGCATCACCTGTCGGCCAAGCTCGACCTCGACGCCGCGGCGCGCCTCGCCGAGCTGGCTCCCGACGGCATGCGTGAGGACATCGTGCGCTCGCCGACCAAGCTCGCCGAGCTGATGTTCGACCAGTGGCAGCTCCCGGTGCTGAAGGAGAACAAGTCCAAGGTCGAAGGCAAGCCCAACAGCCGTTCGACCGACAAGGAGGTGCTCCACGAGCTGGCCTTCATCGACGGCCGGGCGAAGAAAGTGAAAGAATACCGCGAGGCGCTCAACGCCAAGGGCAAGTTCTGCAACAGCGTGCTGATGAGCCTCGACTACAACGAGACCGGCCGGTCGCATCCCGTCGCTGGCATCTTCCGCACCTACACCGGCCGCATGACGGTGGACAGCAGCCAAGGTCGGGGCAAGAACGCCTGCCAGATCGGCTTCGCGCTGCACCAGATGAAGCGCGAGGAGGAGTTCCGCGAGATCGTCTGCACGGCCGAGCCCGACGAATACGCCCCCGAGGGCTACGACATCGTCGAGTTCGACGCCGCCGGCCAGGAATTCCGCTGGATGGCCATCGCCAGCGGCGATCCCACCATGCTGCGCCTGTGCATGCCCGGCGAGGACGCGCACAGCTACATGGGTGCGAGGATCGTCGGTGTCGACTACCACCAGCTCGTGCGCGACAACGCGGCGGGCGACAAGGGCGCGAAGCAGAACCGCTATCTGGGCAAGTTCGCCAACCTGTCGCTGCAGTATCGCACCTCGGCGCGCAAGCTCAGGGTCAAGGCGCGGGTGGACTACAACATCCCGCTCGAGATGCCCGAGGCGCACCGCATCCACAAGACCTATCAGGAGGCCTACCCGGGCGTGCCCCAATACTGGGAGCGCCAGATCGCGCTCGTCAAGCAGCTCGGCTACGTGGAGACCTTCGGCGGCAACCGGATCAACGTCACCGGAGACTGGAACGGCAACTGGGGCTGGTCGATGGGCTCGACCGCGATCAACGCTCGCATCCAGGGCACCGGCGCTGACCAGAAGCACCTCGCGATGGCGGTCATCAAGGATTACCTGCGCCAGATCGGCGGCCGGTTCCTGTTCGACCTGCACGACGGCCTTTACTTACTGATCCCGAGTGTTATACGTCCAAAGGCAGTCATCGAAATGAAGCGCATGTTGGATAACCTACCATACCAGCAAGCGTGGGGCTTCAGCCCGCCGATCCCGATGCCGTGGGACTGCAAAGTCGGCAAGGCATGGGGCCGGCTCAAGGAAGTGAAATTCGACTAAGGAGCTGACATGGCAACCTATTATGAGCACCCGCAGACCGGCAAGCGCTACGTCGTGGTGTCGGAAGACGCGGAGAAGGGCACGATCCGCCTCAAGGGCGAGCACGCCGAGTTCGACGAGCCCAACGACGACAAGCACTTCGAGCGCATGGGCTACGTGAAGCGCGAGGGCGACCCCGCTGCGGACAACAAGCTCGGCGGCGGCGCCCCTGCCGCGCCATCCACGCCCGCCGCTCCCCCGCCTGCCCCGGAGACCGCCAGTGCCGCACCTCCCGCTCCGCCTGCAGCGCCTGTCGCTGAACCTGCAGCTCAAGTTCCACCGCCGCCTCCGGCAGGAGCTGTCCCTAGTGCCCCGCCCGCCCCACCGGCTGCTCCTCCGGCACCGCCTGTGGCTGCTGCTGGGTCTGCTGGCGGTGTGCCTCCTGCTCCTCCGGCGGCCCCACCTGCGCCACCTGCTGCGCCCGTAGCGCCGCCCGCGCCTCCGGCTCCGCCGGTCCCCCCTCCTCCCCCGGCCGCCTGATCGTGGCCCGGGAGCGCGTAAACCCGTTCGACCAGGGCACCGCCGAGCGGGTCCTGTTCGACCGCTGGCGCAAGGCGTCGTCGGAGGCCCAGCAGCTCGAGCGTGACGCGGCGCTGACGATGACCGAGGCTCGCGCCAAGCGCGCGGCGGCGGATCGTTACGCGGAAGCGTTGCGAGCGCTCGGGCATGGGGATAAGGTGCCCGGGCAACCGGCGCTCCCAGACTACGCGTCGGTGGGGTCATCGAACACGTAGGGGGATCACCACCATGCCCAGCTCGCCCGGCTACCGTCGCGATTACAAGCAGGAGCGCAAGACCGCCATCCGCCGCGGGGAGACCCTCGGCTCCGACAGCGGCAACGCGAAGCGCAAGCGCCTGCGGCGAGCGATGGAGAAGGAGGGCAGGGTCCACAAGGGCGACGGCAAGGACGTCGACCACAAGGTTGCGCTGTCGAAGGGCGGCGCGAACTCGACCAAGAACGCACGCGTGGTCTCGGCCAGCGACAACCGCAGCTTCCCCCGCACCAAGACCGGGGCGATGAAAAGGAACAAGTGATGGCCAAGCACGTGATGGCTGACCTCGAGACGCTCAGCACCGCCGACAACGCCCTTCTCCTCTCGATCGGCGGTGTGCTGTTCGACGGCGAGACGATCCTCGACAAGTTCCACGTCGGGATCGACCCGGTGGACGCCGAGCGTTACGGCCTCAAGGTCGACGCGGCGACCGCGTGGAATTATTGGGCTGACCCGAAGCGAGACGAGGCCCGCAAGCGCCTGTTCGAGCTGCCCAAGGTGGACCTGTTCGCCGCGCTCGACGGCTTCTCGATCTGGGTCAACGAGACGCCGGTCGACGAGCGCGGATCGCTCTGGGGCAACGGTGCGACGTTCAACAATGTGCTGATCAAGAACGCCTTCGCCGCCGTCGGCCTGCCGAGCCCGTTCACCTACAAGCAGCAGGAGTGCTACCGCACACTCAAGAACCGCTGCCCGGAGATCGCCTACACCCAGATCGGCGTCGCGCACGACGCGCTCGACGACGCCGAGAGCCAAGCAGTCCACCTGCAGGCGATCTGCAAGCACCTCGGCATCACCCTCTGATGAAGCCCGCCGCATGGTCGCACTCGGCGCTCGACGCCTACGAGAACTGCCCCCGGCAGTATCACGCGGTCAAGGTCGAGAAGCGCTTCCCCTTCGTCGACACCAAGGAGATCGCGTGGGGCCGTGAGGTCCACAAGCACTTCGAGGATTTCCTCGTCCACGGCACCCCGCTGCCGGCCGATCTCGCGATGCACCACGACTTCCTCGCCGGCTTCAAGGCCCAGCCAGGGGAGCTGGCCGGAGAGGAGCGGATCGCGCTCGACACCCAGATGCGGCGGTGCCAGTATTTCGACAAGCAGGTGCAGGTCTGGTATCGCGGTCAGGTGGACGCTCGGAAGCGGGACCGCGCCGCCGGCTACAGCCATATCCTCGACCACAAGACCGGCAAGGTGAAGAACGACTACACGCAGCTCAAGGGCTTCGCGATGTGGGAGTTCCTGACCCAGCCGGACATCCACACCTGCAAGGTTGAGTTCTACTGGACCCAGATCAGGGGCACGAACGGCGAGACCTATCACCGCGAGCAGCTCCCCGAGATCATCCGGTTCTTCGCCGGCAAGCTGCACCGCTTCGCCGACGCCTACATCAACGATCACTGGCCGCCCAGGCAGTCGGGTCTCTGCAACGGCTGGTGCCCGGTCACCGACTGTGAGTTCTGGCGCCCCAAGAGGAAGCCCTGATGGCCGAGATCGACTGGACGAAGCACAAGGTGTGGAGCGCCGAGATGATCGTCGCCGAGCGCGAGCGGCTCACCGAGCTGGAATACGGGCGCTGGGGCCGCGCGATCGAGGTCGAGACCCACCGGCGCATCCGGCTCTGCGTCGCCACCTACGCCTACGAGATCGCCGACGATCCGATCTGGCCCGACAGCCAGTGGGATATGATCGCTCAGCAAATCAACCCGAAGCTCGGAACCTGTCATCCGATAGTCGACGAGTTCTTCGCAGCAGAATTCTCTCCGATGACGGGCATGTGGATACACAATCACCCCGAACTCGAGGGAATAAAACGGCTCTACGAGAAGTATAGCCGCCGCAAATAGAGGACCCACCATGAAGATTACGAAGCGAAGGACCGGATACACCATCCGCTGCAACCCCAGCGAGTTCGAGATGCTCGACAAGCTGCTGGGTGCCACGCCGCCGGACGCCGCCCGCCGGATGCTCAGCGGCAACGCGAAGAACGCCCACAGCCGCCGGCTGAAAAAGACCAACGGCGACCTGCTGGCGGTGGACAACGACATCAGCGACCGGCCGCTCGCCGGCAGCGCAGGACGTCTCAAAGCAGCCTGATCGAATACCAAAACGCACCCGGCTCCCGCGTGGAGCCGGGGCTTCGGGGGTAACCATGAAAGATACGCGCAGCCACATGCGGCTCGCCTCGAAGGCGGCCGGCGATGACATCACGTTCTCCCGCTACGTCCGCCTTGACGGCCATGGCACCCAGCACGGCAAGCAGCGCCAGATGCGCATCCCCGGGCTCGAGCTGCCGGCGATCCGCGAGGGGCGGTCGTTCTTCCAGAAAAGCGTCAGGTCACCTGACGACATGAAGCACCTGCTGGTCTCCGGCCACTCGAACATGAAGGTTGGCCGAGACTGCCGCATCGGCAAGCTCAAGGGCTACTGGATTTACACGCTGTCTCTCGAGGAGCGAAAGACGTGTCCGAGGAGCTGCCACCACTGGCAGACCTGCTACGGCAACGGCATGCCCTACGCGAAGCGGATCGACCACACCGCGCCGAGCTTCCTCCCGCGCCTCGAGGCGCAGATCGTCGCGCTGCTGAAGCAGGCCGCCAAGCGCCCGGGCTCGCCGGGGATCATCATCCGGCTGCACGCCCTGGGCGACTTCTACAGCCCTGCCTACGTGGCCTTCTGGGACCGCATGCTGCGCGAGCACCCGAAGCTGGTCCTGTTCGGCTACACTGCGTGGCTGTCCGGCACCGCGATCGGCTGGGCGGTCAACGAGCTGATCAACGCATGGCCCGGCCGGGCGATGATCCGCTTCAGCGACGGCGGCTATGCGACGCGCTCTACTGTGCCGATCGTCGACGCAGCCGACTGCCCGCCGGGCGCGTTCGTGTGCCCCGAGCAGACCGGCAAGGTGGATGGCTGCGGGAAGTGCGGCATCTGCTGGTCGACCCTCAAGAACGTGGCGTTCATGGCCCACTGAGATGGAGCTGCGGCGGGGGCATAAGGGGCGGCTGATCAGGCCGGTGACGCCGGAGCTGGTGTCCTCGGCGCTCGAGCGGTTCCGGTCGTACTGCCGCTTCCAGCCGGAGACCGGCTGCGTGGTCTGGACAGGAGGTGTGCGGATGGGCCGAGGCCACCATGTGCCCTACGCAAACTTCTGGTTCAACGGGCTCAACTGGCATGGCCACCGCTGGGCGGCGAAGTATATCCATGGCCAGGACATCGACGGCTTCCAGACGGACCACTGCTGCCCGCACATTCCAATCCCTAACACGTTATGCGTTGAGCACGTCCAGTCGCTGACACCGCGGGAGAACCGCCTGCTGCAGCACGAGCGCCGGAAGAACTTCATCCACCTGCAGGTGGGCCTGATCCAGTATGAGGAGATGTATCAGCACCCGCCCGAACCGGCGCCGCTCGAGGCCGACGCCTTCCCATTCTTCACTCCGCCGAGCTGGCTCGGCATCCCCGAAAGGACCTACGATGGACATTGCCCCTTCTGAGACCCCCAGCGTCACCATCCCGGCGAAGCTGCACCCTCCGATCAACGTCAGCCGCGTGGAGAACGAGAACGGCGTGAAGGCGCTGATCAAGGAGCTGTTCGACGCGCACGGCTGGTTCCACTTCGCACCCGGTGGCAACTCGTTCGGCCAGCAAGGGATCGGCGACCGGCTGGCTATCAAAAATGGTGTGTTTTTGAGCATCGAGGCCAAATTTGGATACAACAAGCCGAAGCCGCTGCAGAAGGGCTTCGCTGCCCAGATCATGGCGAACGACGGCTTTGCTTTCTGTGTCAACGAGCGTAACATCGACCACCTCGCATGGTGGCTCGAGAGCTTCGAGATCGCAACGCAGTGCCAGCAGCGCGGCCAGGAAGTGCCCGCAGAGCACGGATCGCGGATGCTCAACGCCATCAGCGCGCTGACTGACCCGTTCGCGGAGTAACGATGCCCGACGTCCTCGTAGATGGCCGCACCGAGAGCGTGGTGCTCCGGGCGGCCGACCCCTTCATGTTGCGCGACCTGCTGCCCCGCAGCAGGACGTTGCCGCACCCCGACTGGAACCTCGCGGTCCAGCATACGCTCGAGAGCACCAAGGTTCTTCGCAACCTCGGCTTCCGGGTGCCGGCGCCGATCCGCTTCCAATACGACTGGCCAGGGCGCTTCAGGCCGTTCGACCACCAGATCGAGATGGCCGAGTTCCTGACGATGCACCGGCGGTGCTTCAACCTGTCCGAGATGGGCACGATGAAGACCAACGGCTCGCTCTGGGCTGCGGACTGGCTGATGGCCACAGGCCGCGTGCGCAAGGCGCTGGTGATGTCGCCGCTGTCCACCCTCGAGAGCGTGTGGGCGAACGACATCTTCGACACCCTGCCGCACCGGACCTGCGCCGTGCTCCACGGCACGCAGGAGCGCCGGCTGAAATATCTCGGGATCGACGCCGACTTCTACATCCTCAACCATGACGGCATCAAGATCGCCAAGCTGTTCGACGCGATCCTGAAGCGCCCGGACATCGACCTGCTGGTGGTCGACGAGGCCGGCATGTTCCGCAACCCGTCGAGCGGCAAATACAAGGCGCTGGCGAAGCTGCTGAAGGCCCGCCCGGACCTGCGGCTATGGCTGATGACCGGCACGCCCTGCCCGAACGCGCCGACCGACGCGTGGTCGCTCGCGCGCCTCGTCGACCCGAGCCGGGTGCCGCAGTATGCCGGCGCGTTCAAGCGCGACACGATGATGCAGGTCTCGAGCTTCAAGTGGGTCCCGCGGATCGACGCATTCGAGAAGGCCTATCAGGCGATGCAGCCAGCCATCCGCTTCAAGAAAAAGGACTGCATCGACCTGCCGCCGGTGACCACGCGCGATCTCGGCGCCGGGCTGACCAAGGCCCAGGCGGACGCGGTGAAGCAGCTCAAGGAGCACATGGTCACCAAGGCCGCGAACGGGGTCAAGGTGACCGCGGCGAACGCCGCCGACCAGATCAACAAGATCAGGCAGGTGCTGTGCGGCGCGCTGAAGGACCCGATGACTGGGGTCTACCACCCGCTGCCGCACCAGCCGCGCACGCAGGCGCTGATCGAGACGATCCAGCAGGCCTCGGCCAAGGTGCTGGTGGTCGTGCCGTTTAAGGGCATCATCCGGCTCCTCGAGCAGGAGCTGATCAAGCAGGGGATCACCTGCGCGGTGGTCAACGGCGACGTGCCGATGGCCAAGCGCACCGAGATATTCAAGGCCTTCAAGACGCAGCCCGACCCTCACGTGCTGCTCTGCCACCCGGCGGTGATGGCCCACGGTCTCAACCTGACCGAAGCTGACATGCTGATCTTCTACGCGCCGATCTACTCGAACGACGAGGTCGAGCAGGTCAACGAGCGCTTCAACCGCGCCGGCCAGACCCGCAAGATGACGATCGTGCGGATCGGCTGTCACCCGCTCGAGTGGGCGATCTACAAGCTGACGGACACGAGGAAAGAGGCCCAGAACTCGATCCTCGACCTCTACGACGAGGTCATGCACAGTTGACTTAGCGAGTGGCAGATATACAACATAGACATCAATCAAAGGATAGCCTAATGCAAGCCGCCATGCAGCGCCCCACCGACCCCTCCCACATCGCCTACGCCGGCACGGCGAACGAGATGTGGTGGAGCGGCGAGCAGCAGGAGTGGGTCGCCGCGCCGAAGACCGCGATGCCGGCGAACCTGAGCAAGATCGTCCAGGCCTACAGCGCGATCCGCGACGCGCGCACCGCCAAGCGCCATGCGTGGGAGGCCGAGGACCTCGCGCTCGAGGAGGACCAGCACAAGCTCAAGGTCATCATGCTGGACCTGCTCAACGCGACCGGAGCCAAGTCGATCAACACCGACTACGGCACCGTCTACCGCAGCGAGAAGATCAAGCCGAGCGCGGCCGACTGGACCGCGATCTACGGCTGGATCGCAGAAAATCCCGAGCGGTTCGAGCTGCTCGAGAAGCGTCTCAAGTCCACCTTCGTGAAGGAATTCATGGAGGAGAACGAGGGGGCAATCCCGCCGGGCGTCAACGTCCACCGGGAATTCGAGGTATCGGTGCGGCGTCCCAACGTCGCCTCCGAGAAATAACCACCAACACCCTAGAGGGAGAAGTCCATGACCGAGAACGCCATCGTCCAGTGGGACCCGAATTCGGGCGCCGCTCTCCCCGCCCACATCGCCGACGCGCTCGGTGGCATGGGCTCCAACATCCAAGACCGCATGACGGTCCCGTCGCTCTCCTACGAGGGCAAGACGTGGACGATCGTCAAGGACGGCAACAAGACCAAGCTGCAGTCGGCCAACGCCGACGGCGACGTGGTGCCGATCCCGGTCATGCGGATGGTCATCCTCAACTACAACCCCGACCGCGGCCGGGCCTACTACCCGGGCGTCTACAACCCGAGCCAGACCGCGCAGCCGGACTGCTGGTCGGCGAACGGCAAGGAGCCGGACCCCAGCTCGAAGAACCGCCAGAGCACCCAGTGCAACGGATGCCCGATGTCGGTGAAGGGCTCCAAGGTGCAGGACGGCAAGGAGATGGTCGCGTGCGGCTCCCACCGCATGATCGCCATCGCGCCGGCCTTCGAGATCGCGGGTGATCCGCTGCGCCTGAAGATCGCCGTGACGTCCGACTACGACAAGGAAGTCGTCGAGCACGGCTGGTTCGCCTTCCGGCAATACACCGACTTCCTGAAGTCGCGCGGCATCAGCCACACCGCGCTCGTGGTGACCAAGGTCAAGTTCGACCCCAACACCGCGTTCCCGAAGCTGCTGTTCGCGCTCGAGCGGCTGCTCACCCCCGAGGAAGTCGCCCAGGTCAAGGTGGCGCTCGCCAACCCCAAGGTCGAGGAGCTGCTCGCCGAGAAGTGGTCGGCCGCCGGCACCAGCGGCACCGACACCGCCGACAAGGACATCCGTCCCCACGGTCTCGAGGGTGCCTACGCCGACGGCTGGACTGCGCACCCGGACGCCGCCGGCTTCTCCTACAAGGGGCAGGAAGTCGTCGCCAACGACGAGCTGGCCGCGCGCTATCCTGCGCCGGCTCCGGCCGCCACGCCGTCGGCACCTCCGCCGCCCGCCTCCCAGCAGATCGTCGACCAGACCCCGACGAACACCGTCATCGAGGACAAGCCGGTGCTGGGCGGTCTCTCCGCTGCCGTCGCGGACGGCTGGACGCCGCACCCTGAGGCGCCCGGCTACCACTACAAGGGGCAGGAAGTCGTTGCCGACGCGGACCTCGAGGCGCGCTACCCGTCCGCGCCTCCGGTCCAGCCGACGCCTCCGACGCCGCCTGCTCCTCCGCCGGTGGCCGCCCACGACCCGATCGCTGCGGCCGAGGCTGACGGCTGGGTCAAGCACCCGGACGCCGAGGGCTACCACTACAAGGGGCAGGAGGTCGTGGCGACGGGTGATCTCGCCGCCAAGTACCCTCCTGCGAGCGGGGCCACTGGCGCCGCTGGGAGTGGCGCAGCAACATCTTCGCCGGGAGCGCCGGCTGGGGATGGGTCTGGCCAGACTGCGACGAGCGGTGCATCCCCTTCTAGCCCGGCCCCGAGCGGCTCGGCGGAAATCCCGGCCGATGTGCAGGACCTGCTGAACAAGTGGGGCTGATCTAGCGTCTCGGTCCCCGCCCGGCACACCACATCTCGTGGCTTGCCGGGCGGGTCTGATTTACGCATATTCGTGACCCCTCCCCGCGAGAGGAGGGGCAGGCGGGGGTCCCCATGAAACCAGCATTTTCGGCCGAGGCGTCTGCATGACGCCCGGCAAATTCCTCCGACTTCTGTGGCCCGAGCAGGGACCCTACTGCATCGCGCACCCGTTCAAGCCGGCCGGATCACCCACCACCGTCTACGCGCACAAGGTCTTCGCGACGATCTCCGAGGCGGTGACCCACGTCCACGAGCAGGCCAACCTGCAGGACGTCTATTTCGCGGTGCTCTCGCTCGAGCAGGACCGGGTGTGGGACCCGGAGAAGACCGACTACAAGACCGGCCAGAAAGGCGCGTGGGCCGTCCGCCTGCAGTCGAACATGGCCAAGTCCAAGGCGCTGTTCTTCGACCTCGACGTGGGTAAGGAGCCCACCAAGTTCGACACCCAGCAGGACGCCTTGCGCGCGCTCGCCGACTTCCTCGTGAAGACCAAGCTGCCGGTTCCGACCTTGGTCTCGTCCGGCGGCGGCGTCCACGTCTACTGGCACATCTCCGAGGCGATCGAGCGCGAGGAGTGCCGCCAGATGCAGTGGCACATGCGCCAGCTCGCCGAGGGCCTCGGGCTCAAGGTGGACCCGCAGCGCACGACCGATATGTCCTCGGTGCTGCGCGTGCCCGACACCTTCAACTGGAAGGACCGCAACAACCCGCGTCCGGTCACGGTGCTCGGCGGCACCCAGGGTGCGGTCACGCCGCACGCGACGTTGAAGCAGCTCATCTCGGATGCGATGATCGCCCACAGCATCGTCGCCACCGACGCGCCGATCACCCGCGCCGCGGTGCCGCACGTGCCCAACCCGCTGGGCGAGCAGGCCGCGTTCAATGACTTCGGCCCGCCGCCGACGCTGGGCGAGCTGGGCGACGCGTGCGCGCAGGTCCGGGAGATCGTCCGCAGCCAGACCGACCGTAACCATCCGCACTACGGGCCGCTCGACAACACCGCGTGGTATCGCGGCATGCTGGCGACCCTGAAGCACGTCGAGGACGGCGACAACCTGTGCCGGAAGCTGACCGCGATCCACCCGCGCTCGGTCGCCGACATCGAAGCCAAGCTCCTGCAGCTCGAGCGGTTCGCCCCGGCGAAGTGCGAGACCCTGCAGCAGTTCATGCCGTGGAAGGACAGCCCATGCCAAGGATGCCCGCACCGGGGCCGGGTGCCCAACCCGTTCGTCGCGGCCCGCAAGACTACGCCGGCACCACCCCCGATGGCTGGCGGACCTGCATCGGAGACGTCATCTGCTCCGCCACCGCCGCCTGCGTCTTCTGCGGGCGCGACGCCGATGCAGCTCATGGCGCCGAACGCGATCCTCGCCCAGGCGGCGATCCCTAACCCCCCGAAGCCCTACGAGCGGCTGAAGGCGGGCGGGATCAGCGTGACCCGCACCGACAAGGACGGCAACCAGACCGTGACCGTGATCTTCCCCCACGACCTCTATCCGCTCAAGCGGCTGGTCAACGAGGGTGAGCAGCGCGAACAACAGGTCTGGCGGGTCACCCTGCCGCGCTCGGGCGCTCGGGACTTCACCATCGACGCCGACGTGCTGTATGATGGCCGGAAGTTCGCCAGCGCCCTCGCCCACAACGGGGTTTACCCCAACAAAGCCGATCTCCCGGCACTGCAGGACTACATGGTCGCCTACATCTCCCAGCTTCAGAAGACGCTCGATGCCGACGCCCAGGCGAACCACCTCGGGTGGGCTCGCGAATACCAGCAGTTCGTGCTGCCGGACAAGACGCTCCTCGCCGACGGCTCGGTCAAATCCTCGACCCTGTCGATCGCCGCCGAGCGCGCGGCGCAGCACATCAAAAAGACCGGCGACGCCAACATCCAGCGTGGTCTCCTGAGCTTCTACGACCGGCCGGAATACATCGCCAACCAGTTCGTGATCCTCTCGAGCCTCGCGTCGATCATCTTCGACATGACCGGCCACCACGGCATCGTGGTCAACTGCTCGGGCGATGCTGGCGCGTCAAAGTCTACGACGCTATACGTTGCCGCCGGGCTCTGGGGCGATCCGGTGCTCTGGCCGATCAACGGCACCAACCGCGGCGCGACGGCCAACGCGCGCATGCAGCGCATCGTCACCAACGCCAACCTGCCGACCTGCGTCGACGAAATCACGCACATGCCGGCGCGTGAGGCGATCGACCTCGTGATGGGCATCACCCAGCCTGGGCACCGCCTGCGGCTCACGACCGAGGGCGTCGAGCGCAAGGTCGAGGACGGCTACAAGTCGGCGATCATGATCGCCACCGCGAACAGCTCGCTGCACTCGCTGATCAGCCAGGACAGCGCCGCCGGCACCGCCGGCTCGATGCGCGTGTTCGAGATCAAGTTCCCGATCCCGCACGTCCACACCAAGGCCGAGGCGGACGACTTCCTGCGCCAGATCAAGGCCCACTACGGGCACATCGGCGAGCTGTTCGCCCACTTCGTGATCCGCAACCGCGACGCCGTCGCCAAGCGCGTCCACGCGGTCATGGCGGAGATCGACAACGAGGCCTCGATCCGCAGCTCCGAGCGCTTCTGGTCGGCCGTGATCGCGGTCGTGGTGGTCACCGCGGAAATCTGCGAGGCGCTGAAGCTGCTGCCCTACTCGGCCGAGGCGATCCGCAAGTGGGCAGTCGAGGAGCAGGTCCCCTACATGCGTGGGATCGTGAAGGAGGAATACCGCGATCCGCTGGCGGTCCTGACCGACTACATCGCCGAGAAGCACGGCAACATCGTGGTGATCGACAAGGCCACCTCGATCGGCGCCAACACCGCCGGGCAGGCTGTCGCGGGAGAGACCGCCTTCGCGGTCAGGGAGCCGCACGGCGCGTTGCTCGGCCACTACGACCTCAAGGCCGGCACGCTCCTCCTTATGCACAACGCGTTCAAGGAGCACTGCTCGCGGATCGGCGCCAGCACGTCGAAAATCCTCGAGGAGCTGAGCACCGACAAGGACCCGGTCGTGCTCAAGCGGCAGGTCCGCCGCACGCTGGGCGCCGGCACCAACCTCGCCAAAGGGCAGGTCTGGTGCATCCTCGTCAACATGAACCACCCCGAGGTCGCTGGCGTGAAGCCGACGCTCGCGGTGTCCAACCCCACCCCGGCCAACGATGTCGCGGTGGCAAGCTAGGAGAAGGCCATGGAGTTCAAGTCGTTCTCGGACGTCAACCGGGACCGCTGCGTCGCCAAGGACGGCTTCGACCACCCGCTCGAGCTGTGGAGCCTGTCCGACTGGATGGTGGCTGCGACGGGCGAGCTGGGCGAAGCAGCGAACATCCTGAAGAAAATGAACCGGGTGCGGGACAACATCGACGCGCCCAACGACCCGGAGCTGGTCCTGCTCAAGGAGATGTTCGCCAAGGAGCTGGCCGACACCTACTGCTACCTCGATCTACTCGCCCAGGCGGCCGGTATCGACCTCGAGCAGGCGGTGATCGCCAAGTTCGACGAGGTCTCGGAGCGTATCGGCTATCCGCTGCGCCTGCGCGGCCTGTGAGCCATCCCTGCGCCATCCCGGGCTGCACGCGCCCGGCGAAGGACCACCAGCTCATGTGCTGGCCGCACTGGTGCCGGGTGCCCAAGGTCCTCAACCGGGCGATCTTCGCCACCGTCCACGATCGGCCGCGCACCGAGTATCGCAAGCACGTCGCCGACGCCATCGCCGCGGTCGTGGCCAAGGAGGAAGCCGGAGGGCCGACACCGACAGCGACCTGCATCATCCCCAACTGCCGGAAGCGCGCGCCCGCTGCCGAGCCCTTCTGCACGGAGCACCGATAATGACCAACCAGCAACGCGTTGAGGCGTGGCATCAGGAATGGCTCGAGAGCAATGAGCCGCACTGGGGTGATCGGATCAACTGGACCACGGCCGACGACATCGCCCGGCGTCTGGACGAGGCCGGCGCCACCAAGGCCGAGAGCTGCGACGTCCCGCCGGAGGGTTGGTATTGCACGCGTCCGAAGGGGCACGACGGCCCCTGCGCGGCGCATCCGGCTTAGAAGCCGTTAATCCGATCGAGGTATGCGGCGTAGCTTTCACCGGGCCGCCGCGGCGTCTCCGCCGGCAGGCGCGTGAAGCTCGAGCTGGACGGGACGATGTCGCCCAGCGTGAACGGCTGGGAAGCCCGCTGCAGCCGCACCGCGTCGCGCACCGGCGGCGCCAGGGCACTCTCGTCGCCGAGGCCGGTGTAGCGCAGCACCCCGTTCTGGGTCGTGGTGTAGGCCGTCTGGGCGTCCGCCGCGCGGATGCGTGCTTGGCTCTCCGGGACCACGATCGAGGCCTGCTGGCCGGTGAGGTTCGCCTGGGCGTTGGTCAGCCCGATGTTCGCCGCACTCTCCGCCGGCAGCAGCCGGGTCCGCACGCGGTCGAGCGCAGCAGCCGCTTCGCCGGTGAGCGCCGCCGTGGCCGCGTTCCGGGTCGTGGCCGCCGCATTGACATCGGCAGTATTGGCCTGCTGCTGCAGGATGTCATACTTCCGGTTGAGGAAGTAGTTGAAGTCCACCGCCATGGCTAGACACTCGCGCTGTAGTTGTAGTTCGTGTTGTTGCTCGTCGAATTGCTGTCGCTCGTCGCGTTGTTGTCGCTCGAGCTGTTGCTCTCGTTGTAGCTGGTCGAGGCCGCCACGCTGGCCGACAGGTTCATCGTGTTGAGCGCGGCGGCACCGATCTGCGCCGATACCTGCGCCCCCACCTTGGCCGCGTCAAGGGCCAGCGAGCGCGTGGTCATGAACAGCTCGGCGTTCGCCTTGGCGGTGTTGATCCCGATCTCGGACACGCGCTGCGCCTGATCGAGACTGACCTGCCACTGCTTGGTGAGCGTCTCGTTGAATGCGCTGATGCCGGTGACCTCCGAACGGTAGGCGTCGGCGGTGGCGCTGTTGATCTGCGCGTAGGCGCCCACCCGCTTCGCTTCGGCATCGGTCTGGGACTTGTAGGCCTCCCAGCGCGAGTTGCTGGCGTCGATCCGGCCGCGATACGCGGCGACGCGGGCTTCCACCTGCCGGGCGCTGGCGTTGACGCGCGCGGCGAACGCCTCGACCTGCGACTGGTAGAGCTGGGCCTTGGTCTTCTCACCCTCGAGCTGGGCGCGGAAGCCCTCCACCTGCGCGGTGTAGGCGTTGACCTGGGCGCTGAAGCCGCGCACCTGCTCGCCGAACACCATCACCTTCGTTTTCTCGATGTCGGCCTTGGCCTGGATGCCGGCGATCTCGGCCTCGTAGACGCGGATGCTCGACAGCGCCGCATCGACCTGCGCGCGATACTGATCGACCAGGGCGCGGTTGACGTTGGCCTTGGCTTCCTCGGCAGCGATCTCCGCGCGGTAGGCATCGACACGGCTTACCTCAGCGCGGACCTGAGCCTCATACGCCGCGATCTTCGCGCGGTAGATGTCCACCATGGCGGCGTAGGCCTGCACCTTGGCGTTGTAGATCGAGACGCCGGCCTCGGTGGCGTAACGAGCCGCCTCGAACACGCGCTGCTCGACAGCGTTGTTGGCGTCGATGAGCTGGCCCTCGAGCTGCGTCGCGGTGGTCAGGGCGTGCTTGACGTTGTCCAGCTCGAGCCGCGCGCTCTCGATCATCACTTCCCGGCTGTGGCCGCGCTCGGCGTAGTCGGTTTCGGTGATGATCTTGATCCGGGCATCCACGTAGCCGCCGGGCGGCAGCATGTAGCCGAGGGCCTCCATCTGCTCGAGCTTGTCGATCGCGTCCTGCGACGAACGGGCCTCGCGTTCCTTGCCGCGCTCCCACAGCGCGGTCTCCGCCTGCTGGCCGAGGCCAGTCCCGCCGCCGGAGATGCGGTCCTCGAGCGACGTCTGCAGCGCCGTCAGCAGCGCCGAGTTATAGGTCGATCCGGGCACGTATTCGCGGATCGACGGCTCGACGATATTCAGCTCCGGCGCCACCGCGTTGAGCGTGGGCAGGTTAAGGCCGCTGAAGGGAGAGACGTTGATCGACAGCAGATCGGGCACCGCCGGCAGGTTGACCACCAGCGTGGGGTCGTCGAAGTTGAGGTTGACCGTTGGCGCGTCGGGCAGATCGCCCTGGAACTGGGCCGGCGGCGAGAAGTAGGTGATCGTCGGCGGATCGTCGTCGAAGGGCTCCACGTCGAGATCGCCCGTCTCGAGCACCTCGGTGAACTCGGCCGGAAGGCCCGGAGCAGTCCACACCGGCACCGGCATGTCGGGCATGTCAGGGACCGCGAGCGCGGGCGCAACGCCGCCATCGGGGAACACTGCCGAGATCACCGGCGGCACCAGGGACGCGGTCAGAGCGCCGAGGTCCGAGATATACATCTCGGCGGTGGCGACGTAGCCCGGAGCGGTGTTGGCCACCGCGGTGACGGCGCTGATCGTGCCGCTCGGGTCGACCGCGTTTCCGTCCGTGATGTAGCCGCCCCAACCCATTCATGCCCTCCGTGCGTGCCCGCGCCCTAGCGGTATCACATCACTCTGCCGGTTTGAAGGCGAAAGCGCCCTGCTCTTGGAAGAACGTCAGCCGGCCGAGGTATTGCCCGCTGCCCGGATTTTCCGGCACGGTCTCGTTGGTGATCACCAGCTCGGGGACCGCATCGTTCGGCACCAGCGGCCCGGTCTCGAACCGATCTGGATACTTGTCCTCGATCTCCCACTGAGCATACTGCAGCGCCTGTCCGCCGAGGCTTTCCCACAGATCGCTGAAGCTGTCGGCTCGATGCTTCGACCACTTCCACACCGCGCCGGTGCCCTCGAAGCCGAAGCCGCGAAACGCCGAGGCCTTGACCGTCGCCTCGGTCTGGACGAAGTCCGGCGCCGTGGTCGCCGTGAGCCGATAAACGTAGGTGTTGTAGACCTGCCCCCAGCCGAAGATTTCCGCGTAAACCGATCCGGTGTCGGGCGTTCCGGTGACGTTAGGCGGCGCTCCCGAGCTGAGTTCCCCGGCGCCGCCGTAGTCGGCGAACCAGTCCTCCGCCGGCAGGTTGTCACCGTCGTAATACCAGAACGGGTCGCCCCGCTGGGTCACAGCGCCGATCCCTGGCACGTTGAACGGCAGCGGCAGGGTCTCGCCGGAAGCCGAGCCCGAGATGCCGTCGAACGTCGCTTTCCACGCGGGCATGTCGGCGCCGCTGGTCCACGAACCAACAGCCCACGAGTAAGGCGAGCTGAAGCCGACATTCGACCACTGCCCGGAGTTGGTCGCGCCCCACAGATGCTGGACGAAGATGTCGGCGTTGTTCTTGATCCATTCGGCGCCCGGGGAGTGCAGTGCGGTCGTCGCGATGGGCGGCGAGAACGCGCTGTTGTCGAGCAGAACCTCCTCCGGCACGTTGGTGCGGTCGTAGGGATAGGGCATCAACGTGTCGAGGTTCGACGGCGGAGACATCGCTTGGTTCGAGGTAATCTGCGAGCTGAGCGCCGGGTAGTTCGTGGCGATGTAGGTCAGCATGCTGCCGATGTAGAAGCAGCGCGTGTCCCCGACCCCGCTGCGCACCGAGCGGACCAGCACCGCAGCCATCTCCTTGCCGATCCCGTAGGGGTCGAGCCGGGCGTAGATGTCCAGCTCGATCACCGGCAGCGTGTGGTAGGGCCGGATGTCCACCAGCAGCGAGGAGACCTGCTTGTCCTCCTCGTCGGTCGTGGTGCCGATCTGCTCCGCGCGCGAGGCGCCGCCGAACTGCAACATGGGCTCGTCGCCGGCCGACTGCTGCAGGTCGCTGTCGAATAGCTGCTGGTCGAGTGCCTGAGGGATGTCCTCCGGGTCCGAGGCGCCGGGAGTGACCATGCGCGCCGCGGTGAACAGCCTCGAGGCGCGTTCGGTCGGCTTCTCCGCATAGCCGGTCGACCAGACAGGCACCTCGATGTCCACCAGCAGGAAGTCCCACTCCCAGCCTTTCTTCTCCTCGCCACCCTCCTGCTTGGTCACAGTGTCGGAGACCTCCACGAACACGGCCTCGACGCCCTGGTTGTTGCTGTAGCGCAGCTTCATGCCGGGGACCTGCATCTGCATCGCCGTCACGTCGACGATCCCCAGCGCGTGCTGCTGGGCGGCCTTCAGGTAGAACTTGTTGATGACGCCCTGGTTGCGCTCGTAGACGCGCTGAGCCGCAGCCCGATCCGCCGACGGCGGAACGGTCATCACCACCTTGACCGGGACCTTCGTCGTCTCCGGGAAGACCTCGGTGCCCTTCTGGGTGGGGAGCTGCCAGGGGACCCTAGACACGCCGCTGGACCACGATCGGCACGAACTCGAGCGTGTCGAGATCGAAGTCGTGGCCGTCGGTGCTGATCAGCTCGAAGGCGAAGTAGCGCGCCCGCTGGCCCTTGCCCATGTGGACCTTGGTCGAGCGCATGTTCCGGGTCGAGGTGGTGTAGTTGTAGACCGCGCCGTCGCCGGTTTCGATCCGCAGCACGAAGTCACCCTCGCCGCGCGTCGCGATGTAAGCGGCCTTGAGCCTCGAGAGGTGGGTGCTCCCGAACTGCATGAAGCCGCCCTTGATCCGGGTGCCGATGTCCACGCCGTCGTCATCGTCTCCGAACAGCTCGTAGAGCCCGCCATCCGAGGCGCCGATATACGTGTCGCCGATCCGGGCGAAGCTGTTGAACGCGTAGTTGGTGTATTCGGTGACCGCGCCGGTGCGCGTGTTCATTGCCCACGTGGTGAAGCCGCCGTTGGGCTCGAAATATCCGCCGGCCAGCTCAACCGTCTCGTCGACGACCGGCGCGAACAGCATCTGCAGGGCCTGCTCGGCGGTCAGGTCCACGCTCTCGTTGAGCACGGCACGCAGGACCCACAGCGGCGTCGCCGCGGCGTCCAGCTCGAGCGTCTCCAAGATCACCCCGCTCGCAAGCGCGGTGGCGGTCATCGGGTCGATCATCTCGATCGCGTCGAGGATGTCACCGCTCAGGAAGCGCCCCAGCGCGTCGAGCACGCGCAGGCTGTCGACGAGCGATCGGCCGAAGATCGCCTGCCCCACAAGTTGCGGAGCGATCTCGAGCGCCTCGAGGACCTGCAGCGCCTGCAGCGCATCCGTCACGGCGTCGGCGATCACCTCCTCGGCAACGTCCACCGACACGCCGGCACGGATCAGGTCCTGCAGCGCGATGCTCTGGATCAGCGCCAGATTGTAGGTCACCGCCGGAGCGGCCAGGGCGGCGAGAAGCACCGCATCGCGCACCAGCACGCCCCAGATTGTCGTGGGCACGTCCTCGAACTCGGCGGTATCCGTGAGCGAGCGCAGGAACGCCCGGGCCGCCAGCAGCTCGGAGTTGGAGACCACCATGTTCTGGGTCAGCGTGCGCGAGAACGGCTTCAGTGTCGTCTGGGTCATGGAGATGTTGATCGTGTCGGCCAGCACCTGCAGAATGAAGTTGATGCTGTCGGCCGCGTCGTCGAGCGCCAACATCTCGGTGAAGGTCTCATCGTAGATCGTGGGACCACCACCGCCAGAACCACGGTCGAACGCATCCGTCGGAGCCACGAAACCGCCGTCATTGGCGTAGCGGGCAGTGCCGATGGTTAGGCGGAACTCGTCAACGTAACCGCCCAGGCTGTCGCTGTCGTCGGCATCATAATCGGTGTCGGTGTCGGCGCTGGTGAACGTCACACCGCCGATCGTCAGCGGAAACCCGGAAGCCGTAGGAGCAAGAGCACCCGTCGTCTTGTCGACCATCACGCCATTGACGTAGAACCGATAGTCGGTCCCGTCGTAATCGCAGGTGATAAAATACCACGTGTCAGCAACGAAAGGGGTGAACCCGGTAGAATACCCCGCCGTGGAGAAGTCGCTGTCCAGAGACAGGCCCATATACCACGTGCCGTCTCCGTTATCGTAGGTATCGAGCAACCACCCAAGACTGTCGCTGTAGTTGTAGCAAGCAGCCAACTCGGTGTAGCCAGAAGAAATTACATCGGCGTTGAACTGAAACCACCCCTCGATGGTGAAGTTGTTCGATCCCAGCTCGTAAGCCGCGTTCGGCAAGAACATAAGACAGCCGCCCGTAGGAGCAGTATTGCCCCCGGGCATCGAGAGCGATTTGGTCCCGAATTTTGGCTCGTCGGTCGTGACGCTGACGTTATTCGAGCGCGTGCCGATACCGCCGACTGCAGCCAGATCGCTCTCGTCCGTGACCGTGGTCGCTGTGTCAAAAGTCCACCGCAGCACGACATCGTCCCAGTCGGGATCGGTGCCGTCGATCGGGTAAGGATCGGTCGGGACCGTAAGGCCTGCGTCGCTCGCATAGCGGGCAGTGCCGACCGTGACCCGAACATCGTCGACGATCAGCGGCGCAGCACCTCCCCAGGGGCTGGCGTTCCCGCCATCCGTGCGTCCACCGAAGAACATCGGCAGCGAGGAGGCGAAGATCGAGCTGGACGCCGTCGTGCTGTCGACCATCGCGCCGTTCGCGTAGAGCCGATACTTCGTGCCGTCGAAGTCGATTACGATGTGGTGCCACGTCGAAATCGCCAGCGCCAGTGCGGTGGCGGTGAACATCGTCGCGTCGGCAGTGTTGCCGCCGTCGTTACTGATATTCAGCCGGAAGTAATTGATACCTGAAGCGTCGTTGTTGCAGGTGACCCACCAAGCCCCAACAGTCTGCCCCCACTGACCGCAGACATCGCGCGTGCCGGTCGTCGGGTTAGCCCGCAGGTAGCACCAGAACTCGACGGTGAACGGCGTCGTCCCGCTCAGGAACGCCGCGTTGTAGGGGACGTTGAAGCCCCCCATTTTGTCGAGGTGAAAGCCGTAAGCACCGAACTTGCTGTAGCCAAGCCGGAACGCAGCCTGATCGTCAGGGAACGACACATCCTGAGCCAGTGGGCTCTGCTCGGCGAACGAGGCGGGCTCCGAACTCTCGAAGCCCGCCAAGCAAACGACGTCATCCCAGAACGGATCACCCGGCACTCAGGCCTCCTGGCTTAGCTCGAGGCGGCGCCGATCGTGTAGGTGAGCAGGAGCTGATCGTCGTCCACGACGGCCTTCGACGAGGAGAAGCGTGCGGCCGAGAACAGCGTGCCCGAGGTCGCCGACTTGGCCGAGGCCGACACGAGGAACGCGCCGTAGATGGTCTTGGTCGCGTTGAACGTGAAGGTCGCCTTGTTCGCCGAGTTCGTGATCGACTGCGAAGCCGCAGCGGCCTCGTTATACTCGACGCGCGCCGTCTCGTCGTAGGCGGTGCATTCGGTGCTGTCGGCGGTGATGCTTGCCGCGGTGACGGTCGCGACGGGGGTGTAGTTGCCCTCGAAGACGCCGACATACCACGTGCCGATCTGGGTCGAGCCGTGGAACATGATGTTGAGCAGGCTGTTGAGGCCCTCGTTGACGACGAGGTTGTGGTCTTCCCACTCGTCGATCACCTCGCCGCCGCGGATGTGCTGGCCGTGGAAGCTGCCCCCGAGAATGAGGTCGTTCTTCGGCATCAGGATGCCACCAGCGCTGCGTTCGTAGTTCATGCCTAGCCCCCTTGAGATGCCCGGACGATTTCGGCGTCCACATAGTCTCCGATCCGCGCGTTGGCGCTCGGTCCTCCGGCGCTATCGGTCACGGCAACGTAACTGTTAGCACCTTGGTCTTCGCGATACAACGCCGCAGCGCGCACCGCCTCCGGGAATACCACCCGCTTGCGCGTCAGGTTGATCACCTGCCCGTCGTCGAGACCGACGCAAATGCCCTGGCCGGTCAGGAAAACGGGCGAATTGCTCTCCGGCACAGTGTCGCTCTCGCGCGCCTGCGGATGAACATCGGCAGTCGGCACCACCACGGCCGAGCCGGGGATTACCGGGCTCTCGAGCACGACCGAGCGCTTGAAGCCCTCCGAGAGCGTGCCCTGCAGGAACAGGAGCTGCGCCGTCGTGCCGACGAACAGGCCGCTGTCGACCGCGCGCACCATCGTGATGTCGTGCTCGAACTGCAGGTAGTTCTTCGTCCGATCCACAAGGTCGTAGAGATAAAGCTCGGTGGCCCACAGCCAACGCTCGCTGGCGAGGTAGATGCGGCCCTTGTAGCTCTCGATCTCGGTCGCCAGCGGCGGCGGTCCCAGCAACTTGCCGGAAATAGCACCCAGCGTCTCGGTCGGGCGGATTACCGGCGACAGCCACTGGCCCTCTCCGCCGGTCTGGCCCCACGGCAGCACCGCGTCGTCGACGATCTTGCCCGAGGCCGAGCGCGACGAGAAGTAGACGGTCTCGCCGACAGCGGTGTAGCTGAGCGGGTCCGGGCCGATCCCCGTCACCAGCGGAACGATCAGGTAGTCCTGCTGCAGGATGCCCAGGTCGTCGCGGTAGACGATCAGCGCGCGCCCGTCGGGCATGGACCACAAGCTGTGGCAGTAGCCTGCGAGTTTCTGGTCATATCCCCGGCGGCGGCGGAGCTGCCCGGCGTCGTCGATGTCCACGTTGACCGCGGCTTCCAGCTCGCCGACCTTCAGCCGTTCGCGCGAGACCGTGTTCTTGATCCCGGAGAACTGGCCGACGATGATGCTCTCGGGCGGCTCGTTGGGGTTGCTGGCCATCTGTGCCTCCTCAGAAATTCGCGTAGCTGGTCATCTGCTGACCTGCAACGTCCTTCAGGGAGACCCCGGTGGGCGTCGTGAGCGCCCGCGACTGAGCCGCGTTGCGCGACTGCCGCTCGAACGAGGCCGAGATGCTCGGGATCACCGCAAAGCCCGGGTTGTCCTGGTCGAACTTCATCGCCTCGGCAATCAGGTCCCGGGCGCCGGCATTGTCCCCGGTGCGCAGCGCGCGGACGATCTGCTGCCGAAGCGAGCTGGCCCGGCGGGTGATCTCGCCGCGCCGCGCCGCCTGATCGGATCGAGCCTCGCCATACTCGGCCTTGGCCGAGGGGCTGAAGCCAAGGAGCTGCCACAGGTAGGAAGCCGCCGTGGGCGACAGCGGGAGCTTGTTGCCCTTCGTGTCGATGTAGCCCTCGTTCGTCATGCGGTAGGCCTCGAGCGGGCTCTTGAACGCCACCGGCAGCATCGTCTTGGCGCCGCCCAGGTAGTCGCCGTCGGCGATCTGGCCGCCGCCGTCGAGCACGTTCTGCAACATGCTGGGGACCGCGCCGAGCGAGCGGCCGGCGCTATTGGCCACGGCTTCCTTCCAACTCCGGCGGTCGGCCAGGAACTCGCTGAAGGGCAGCAGGTTCTGCTCGCCCGCACGCGCCGAGATGTCGAAGCCGGCGACGCGCGGCGCGCCTCGAGCCAGCACTTCCGCGACATCCTTGCCGAACACCGACGCGAGGAAGTTGCGGTAGGCGCTGGTCGCATCGAACGGCTCGTCGTCATCGTCCAGCGCGTCCACCATGCGCTCGAGCGCCGTGGCGAACACGGTGGCGAAGGGCAGGCCCAGCGTGCCGGCGAGAGCTGTCACCGCCGCGAGGTGGCCGCCGATGAACCGGCGCGCCTCGGTGCGGCGCTGCTTGGCCTGCGCCTCGCTCTCGCCCGGCCGGGCGCGCTGAAACGCGTCGAGAGCCTCGCTGTAGAGCTTCTCGGTGATCTGCACTTGGTAGGACATGAACTGGGTCAGCAGCGGCGTCACCGGGCCGAGGAAGCCTTTCTTGCCGAGCTGTCGCGCCGTGTTCCAGTTCTGGTAGTCGAACATCGAGTTCGACACCGTGCTGGTGGCGTAGTCCTGTGCCGCCTTGTCGTAGCCGCCATGCAGCTCGCGCGCGGACAGGGCCGTCACCAGCCGGCTGAACGTCTCGGTATAGAGCCCGATCGCCGAGGAGAGCTTGAGGTAGGTCTCCGTCGCTCCCCCGACGCCCTTGTTGTCGGCCACCTGCCCCAGCGAGCGCGCCATCGAGCCGATGTCGATCGTGCCGGTGGCGAGCATGTGCTGCAGGAAGTTGCGGGTCTTGTCGTCGAGACCGGCTTTCTTCAGCACGTCCTCGGTGATCGCCACGTCGCCCCAATGGCGCCAGCCGAGCTTGCCGGCCTCCGAGCTGACCGCCTTGACGATCGCCAGCGCCTGCGTGGACGCGCGCCGCATCGCATGGAACGAGTTGCGGTAGCCATACTTTTTCGCCAGCTCCGGCAGCGTGACGACGCCGAGCTGGGTCATGTTGATCAGGCCGTAGGCCGGGCTGAAGCCGAGGAAGTAGCTGTGCGCATAGCCGCGCAGCTTGTCGAACGTGTCGGCCGTCTCGTTCACCGGGTTCTTGGCGTCGCGCAGCTTCAGCTCCGCCATGACGTCCTGCACGGTGAACGGATCGGCCGGCGAGAGCTGCTCGCCGTTCGGACCCTTCCGGTTGGCGACGAGCGCCTCGTTATACTGCGCCCGCATGTTGGTAAAGGCGCGGTTGAACTTCGGCGCCGAGGCCACGTTGGCGATGTTGATCGAGCCCACGCGCCAGCGGTGCGCGAAGTTGCGGATCATGTCCTTGTTGTAGCCGGGCACGGTGTAGCGTTTCGAGAGCACCTTGCTGATCGAGCTGTCCGGCTGGCTCTCGATCCACGTGTCCCGGGCGAGGTTGATCGTGTCCTGCTTCAGCTTTTCGAGTGCGGCGCGGTCGTCCGGGCTCATGCTCTCGTCCGCGGCGAACATCGGGCTCGCCTCGAGGTTCGAGATGTAGCTGGCGACGAACTGGGGTAGACCGTCGGCCGTGCCGTAGTTGTCCGTGCGGTTGCGCGGGCCGACCTTGATCTCGTCGTCCGAGAGGAGCCCCTGCCGCTGAAGCTGCAGCGCCACCTGCCGGAAGCGCATGGCCTGATCTACTGTGTCGAACCGGAGCATGAAGCGCGGCTTGGTGCTGTCGGCGCTGATCTGCGCGTCGGTAAAGCCGGCCGCTTCGAGCGCCTCGGCCACCTTGCGCTGGGCCGCCGGGTCCACGTTGCCGTCCTCGCCCTTGCGGATCACCGCCGAGCCGAAGTTGTCGCCGAAGCGACCCCGGTGGAAGTAGGGCGCTTTCGCCATCGCGGCCTTGGCCTCGTGGATGGCGTCGACCTGCATCTCGATCGGCGAGAGGTGCTGGTTCATCGCGCGCTGGTCGCTGGCGCTGCCGGCAGCGGCCTCACCTTTCTTCTGGCGCACGAACGCCGTCGCCGCGGCGACCTGTGCGTCCAGAGCCTGCGACCAGTGGTCCCGGATCGAAGACGGCGAGCTGAGCCCCTCGGCGCGCATGAACTGGTCAGCCGGGTTGGCCCAGCTATTCTCGATGCCCATGGCCAGCTCGGGGTCGGTGGCCACGAGGCCGTGCAGCCCGACGGCCATGCGCGCGAAGTTCTGCGCTTCGTTGAGGTGCCGGAAGTCCTGATAAGACGCCCAGCCGGCGCCGTCGCCGCGCTTGAGGTCGTTGGCCAGCTTGACCGCGTCGCCATGCAGTCGCTTCAGGTTCGCCGCGTTCGCGTCGTCATGCAGCCACGTGTGCTGCTCCCAGGTCTTGTCCGGGTCGATCTGGAACTCGGTCGTGGTGGCCATGAGCTGGCCGACACGCTCGGCGGTCTTCGGGTTGGCCCTCTCGAGCTGCTCGAAGCGCTGATATGCGTCCTCGCCCATCTGCTCGAACCGGCTGCGGATGGCCACGCGTTCGCGGTGCGCATCGCTGTGCTCGATCGTCGCGGGGATTTGGTCCCCATACTGGCGGTCGATCTGGTTGTGGCTCAGCCAGCCCAGCATGACCCGGCGGGTCTTCGCCGCCTTGTCGCGCAGGTTGAGGTTGTTGACGAAGGTCTCGGCCGCCTGGGCGAACCGCTGGGTCGTCTCGTTGCTGGCCTCGGCGGTGCGGTTCTGCGCGCTCACGGCGGCGTCGTTGAGCGGTGCTACCAGCGCCGCCTCCTTGAAGCCCTCGGGCCAGTTCATCTGATACATCGACCGAAGCTCGCCCTGGCCGGTGCCGGTGATCTGCTCCGACACCCGCAGCAGCTCGGTCAGCGCCGTGTCGTATTTCGCGTCGAGCCCCAGCACGTTGCGCAGCAGCTCCACGAGACGGCTGAACACTGACTGCTTCGGCTTGTATTCGATCGACGCGAGGTAGCGCTGCATGTCGGGGTTGGTGAGCCCCCACGCGAGGATTTCGTCCACGTTGTCGAGCGCGTTGTTGTCGCCGTGGAGGAAGGCGCGCTCGAACGGCGAGAGGTTTCCGGCCTCGCGCCGCGCGATGAAGTGGTCGGCGATGGCGTGCTGCAGATCGTAGAGATCGCGCACCGCGCGGCCGAGCTTGGTGTTGCCGTAGACCCCGGGGGTGTTGCCGTGCTGCAGCAGGCCCATCGTCACCGCGTGGATCATCTCGTGCGCGGCGATCTGGTAGTTCATGCCGGCATGGTCGCCCATGTCGGCGCTCTGCAGATAGACCGTCGCTCCCGGCGGCTCGCGCCGCATCGTGACGAACGCGCGGGTCAGACCGTCCTGCATCGCCGCCGGCACCGCGTCACCCGGCTTGATGACCTTGAACTGCAGGTCGTAGCCCTGCTTCTGCAGCCCCTGCGCCAGCTCGCGCACACGCGACATGATCTCGCGGTGGTAAGCGCTCGGCGCGTGGTCGACCATGTGGTTGAGGGCGCCCATGAAGTCCTTGCCGGACACGAACTGCTCGAACTGCGGGTCCACGTCGCCCGAGGTGCGGGCTTCAGCGAGGAAGTTCTTCATCGAGCTGGCGACCTGATCGACCTTGCCCTCGTCGAGGAGCTGGTGGAGCCTGTCGGCCCGCGCCTTGGTGATGCCCTTCTCGGCGAGCGCGAAGTTGATGAGGCTGCGCATCTCGAACGCACGCACCGCCGTGTCGGTCTCGGCCCGCTGGACCGTCTTGGCGGAAGCCACCTGGGTGTTCATTTCCTTGAACAGCGGCTGCGCACGCCGCGCCGGCCGCGCAGGCGCCATCTCGGTCTGGGTGGTCGCCGGCTGCTCGAACAGCGTCCGGCCGCTCTGCACCCGCTGCAACGCCTGACCGACCTCGTCGGGGTTGGCGCCGTTGCGCACCATCTGACGCAGCGTGGCCACGTCGGTATCGTTGATGCCGCGCAGGTCGGCGGCGTCGATCAGCCGGTTCATCGCCTGCTGCTGGACCTGCTGCGGAGCCAGCTCGAGACGCGTCTGCTCGCGCGGCACCGCGGTGCCGGTCGTGCGGCCTTCCTGCCGCGCGCGGATCGCTTCCGTCTGCGCCGCCGTGCGCGTCTCGGCGTTCTCGACGAAGTCCTGCGCCCAGACCTGCCCAGCCTGATAGGCCGCCATATCGCCGAAATCGGAGAACGTCGGCGGCGCCACCGCTTCGCCAGCAATCTGAGCCTGCACCCCGCGGTCGAAAATCGAAGCTCGCGCGCCGGTGTAGCCCTGTTGCTGTGCTGCAAGAACGGTCTCCTGAAGGCCCTCCGGCGTCGACAGGAACGCCTGCCGGCCGAGCGGGGTGACATCCATCGCATCGTCGTCGGTGACGAGGCCCATCTTGCGGGCCACCTTCTCGACCTGCGACACCTCGGCATTCGAGGTGTCGTTGGCGAGCGCGCGGAAAATCTGCGCCCGGGCCTGCTCGATGTTGGCCGGCGTCCGGTCGAGAACGCCCTGGCCGCCACGCGTGCGCTTGATCCCGGCGTCCTGCTTGATCTGGTTCCACTGCGCCTCGAACGTCGGGTCGTTGGTGACCTGCGGCGTCATGCGCGGGGAACCGGGCGTCTCGACGGCAGTTCCTGCACTGTCGTCAGCGCCCGCGGTCTCCCGCGTGACAGGAGATAGAGGAGCAGGCGTGGAGGTCCCCGTCCCCGGCGCCTGCTCCTCGACCGCAGCGGCATTGCGCGCGGTCTCAACGTATTGCGCCAGCTCGGTGGGCTGCAGGTTCTCATCCAGCAGGCCCAGCCGCTGCGCGAATTTCGCGGTGTTGGCCCGGCTGTCCTGCTCGACGAACACCTGATTGTAGACCTTGCCGAGAAGGTCCATCTCGTCGGTCGCCTGGACCTGCTGCACGAAGCCGCCACGCAGGCCTTTCTTCTGCTCGGCGAGGAAGGTGTCGAACGGGATTTCGGCGCCTGTCACCGGGTTGACGCGTGGTGCACCCGGCACGGCCATCGGCGGCACCACCTGCTCGGAGGACAGCGGCGTGAACGGCTCCGGGGGCTCGAGGTGCGTGCCTTGCAGGCCACGGCTGAGAGCGGTCGATCCGGTCAGCGGGACGTTGACCGGCGGCGTCGCCTGATCGAGCGCGGCCTGCACCTCGGGCGTGACATTGCCGATGAAGGTGTTCTGCAGCACCTGCGGCTGGTTCTGGTCGATCGCCAGCGCGCGTTCGCCCTCGGGACCCGGCGGCACGGCGCGGCCCTCGGCATCGACGATGAAGTCCGGCGGCGCGTTCTGCACGCCTGGACCCTGCACGATCGGCTCACTCGCGGAGACCTCGGGACCGCCGGGCTCCCGGCCGAACGACTGCGGCGACGGGAGCGCACGGAGAGAGCCGTCGAGGATACCATCGACCTTGGCGTTCATGTCGTCGACGGTGACCATGTCGGCGGGCTTGGCATCGGAGATGTGCCGGCGGAAACCACCACCGGCACCCAGCACGCCGCCGAGCGCGAAAGCGGTCACCGCCGCGTTCACATATTCGCCGGCCGCGTCGGCATCGTTGAGCTTCAGCCCGGCCGCGTAGCGCTCGCCCACCTGCTGCGCCGCCTCGGTCACGGCCTCGGTCCCGGCCGCCTCGAGCATCGACATTGCGGTGCGCCGCAGGAAACCCCCGCTCTGGTGGGCGGCCAGATCGCCAAGCACCTTGCCCGCGCCGGGCAGGAAGCGCGCGATGGCGGCGTCCGAAGCCGACTGGAAGGGTGCCACGGCAAGGGCTCGAGCAGCCGCCGCGTTGGTGAGCGATCCCTGCTCCTGCACGGCTCGATCGACGTTCTGGGCCGAGAACTGCGGAGTGCCGCCGGCAACAGCGCCGATGACCGCGCCGGTGGCGCCGCCACGAGCGTAGCCGAGCGCGCCGCCGACAACCGACCCGGCCATGTAGGGCAGCGACGCAGCGAGGTTCTCGCCGATGAACCGGCCGAAACCCACGCGTCCCGAGGTCAGGTCCGAGACGCTGGCCGGCGCCGCCGCGTTGCCGACCGCGTCAGCTTCCGCGAGCCCCTGCTGATAGCGCTGCTCCGCCTCCGGCGTCAGCGTGCCGGTGAGCTTGGCGGCCTGATAGGGCAGGCCGTAGCGGAGCTGGCCGTAGGTGTTCTGCGCGGCGGCGCCAAGAACATCGAGGAAGCCGGGACGAGGAGCTTCCGCCGCGGCTCGAGCCTCGGCAGCGCGCGACAGGGAGGATACGACGTCGTCGGAGACCTCGACGTTACCGATGCGGGGCACCGTCTACTCCTCCGCTCCCGCTCCGGCCTGCGCCATGAGCGCAGCCAGCGCCTGCTTGGAGGGGTCCACACCCAGCGTCTCGAGGAGGTTGCGCCGATAGTTCTCGGTCGCCTGCAGGACCGCCTGATCCTTGGCGTCTCCGGTGAGCTTGCCCGCCTGCTCGAGTTCGGCCTGGTAGAGCGTGTCGGCGATGCCCGACGCCGCGCCGAACACCTTGTCGCGGTTGGTCTGCTTGGTCGACACCGCTGCCACCCCGGGCAGGGCTCCGGTGGCCGCCTGGAACTCCTGCAGCGTGTGCGGACGAGAGAGGATCGAGTTGATCGCGCTCAGGGCGCGGTCCTGTGCCGTGACCGGCGCAGCAGCAGGCGTGGACGTCAGCGCCTCGTTCACCGCCGCGGTGGTGGTCGCCGGAGCCGGCTTGGCAGCAGCCGCGGGCGTGTCTTCCTGCCGGCCGGCAGCGGACAGACCGAGCAGCCCGAGGATGCCGGCGCCCTTGGCGAGTGCCATGCGCGAGACCGGCGCAGCAGCCGGGACAAGACCCGGGCCGGCAGTGCCGGTAAGGTAGCGGAGAGCCGTGGCCGGGCCGGCGGTGCTGGCCAGCTCCACAGCAGCCGGAGCGGCGCGCACGGCGTTGATGCCCCCGCGAGCGAGGTTGAGCACGCCCTTGCCGCCGTAGACCATGCCTCCGACGTTGGCCACGTCTCCGGCAAGGCCAGCGCGGACACGCTGCTCACGCTCGTAGTCGGCGACCTGCTGGTCCGACGCGCCGGTCATCCACTGCGCGAACCGATTGGCCCCTCCGAAGCTCAGGGCGTTGCCGGCGATCGACGCGATGTCCTTCGCCGCGATGCCGAGCTTGGCCAGCGGGCTCTTGGCGTCGTATTCGGCCATGATCTGCGCGTTGGTCTTGGCCATCAGTTGTTGCTCCAACTAAACCCGCCGCGCCCGAAGCCCCACTGCATCGGTGCGAACAGCTTGCGCATCGCCGTTGCCTTGGCCTCCTGCACATGGCTCTCGAAGGTCTGGGCGAACTCGGCGGCACGCTTCGGCGCCCCGGCGTCGTCGTCGACAATCCGTAGCGCGAGATAGGCGGCCCAGTCCAGCATTTCGATGTGGTGATCCTCCGGGATTTCCGGCGAGGGCTGATCCTCGGGGTCCAGATCGAGATCGTCAGCCGTGAAGACCACCAGCGGCTTGCGCACGACACGCAGCTTGATCGTCTTGCCGGCGACCGCGGCCGAGGGCTTCGGATAGACCCTCAGGGTGACCACGGACAGGCTGGTGCCGTCGCCGTAGCTCAACTCCTCGTCAGTCGAGAAAGCAAGCGACGCGCCGTCAGGCAGGCTGGTGAAGTAGTTCGGGTCCATCCACGTGTCGGACGGCGCGCGGTAGGCGTTGAGCAGGCTGTGGCCCACGCGGTTGAGGTCGGCCTGCTGGTCGCTCATCTTGGCCGAGATCACGGCCAGGACGGACGGGTGCAGCTCGTAGGTGTCGACGCCTTCCAGCAGCTCGACCTCGGTCACGGCCGGCGTGGACCCGTCACGCAGAACGAGGCCCCGCACCGCGAACCGGCGCTGGGCCTCGTTGATGTAGGTCACGAGGGTGCTGTCTTCCCAGAGGTAGTCGGACGTCCCGGAGACCCGGTCGGTTCGATCGTTGAGGATGGACCCTCGCAGAAGCTGTAGCAGTTCTCCGAGGATCATCCCCTGTTACCCCCGCGCGATTACACCTTGCGGTAAGGGTAACGCATCCGGTTGCGGTAGCCAAGGACCTTCTGGGTCTTGCTGTCCACGACAGGCGAGGACATCACCGCGTCGTTGAGCACGCCGAGCAGGAAGTTCGGCACGTCGACTTCCTCGCCGGGGACGATGACATAGCCACGTCCGTTGTGGCCCAGGAACAAGCCGGTCGGCGGGATGGTCTCGTTCTCCTCGAGGACGATCCGGGTCGTCTCGATGCCGAGGCGCTTCAGCTCGGCCTTGGCCTTGTCGTCGAGCACGCCGTCGAACTTGCGGGGCACGCCGGCCGGGACCTTGCTCGCGGGCGGGGGCGGAACGGCGCCGCCGTCGGTCTTGACGGTCTTGACCTGCAGCTCCTGCTCGGCAGCGTTGGCGCGCGTGTCGCTCTCGAGACGCGCGGCCTGCTCCTCGGCGAGGGCGCCCTGCGTTTCGGCGAGCTGCGCCTTGAGCTTGGCCAGCTTGTCGGCGTCGGCGCTCTGCTGGTTGGCGAGCGCGGTGTCGAGCGGCGGCTGGCCCTGCATCGCGCCTTGGTCGGTGGCACCCTGGTCGGTGCCGCTCTTGAGGCTGTTGGCCAGCTCCTGAGCGCGCGCGTCGGCGGTTTCCTTGCCTTGGGCCTTCTCGGGCTCCGAGAGGCTGCTGTGACTGATCTCATACCAGCCGCCCCCGGTGGGGGTGACCGTTACGCCGTCGATCTGATAGGCGTCGCTCATGCCTTCATGGCCTCCTTAGCCAGCTTGTCGAAAGCCGACGAGTATTCGTCAGCGGGGAGAGCAATATCCATGGCCTTCGTGAGGAAGGCAAGCACTTGCTCCTTGGTGTCGAATTGGAACTCGACGCTCGGGTCCTTCCACTCGGAGGGACCGTCGTCGTTGCGGCGCTTGTTGTTCGCCTCGACGATTGCGGGATCGGTGGCGTTGACGGAGAAGCCGTTGCGCTCGCGCTCGATGCGGATGCAGTTGTATCCCATGGAACAGACCGGCTCCCCTCTGTAGCCCACCGGCTTACTCGCCGGAGAGGCGAGCGATCAGGTCGTTGAAGTTGGCCTTCAGCTCGTTCGCCAGCGCCCACACGGTCGCGTCGTCGGTGGCGTCGGCGGCGGTCACCTCGAGGTCCGAGAAGTCGGCGCCAGGGGCACCCGGAGCCGCATACAGCTCTTTGAACATCTCGTCGATCTTGGCGATCTGCTGGCCGGCGTCAGCGTTGAGGGTCTTGTCCAGCTTGCGGCGTGCCATGTTCGTGTTCCCCTGTTGCGTCTAGGAAGTGGGCGGAGCCTCTCAGCTCCGCCCGGCCCCCGCACCCCCGGCTCAGCCGAAAGCGATGTAGTGGATGACCTTGGCGTTGCCCGCCGCGGCGGCCGACAGCGCGAAGCCGCGGAAGTCGCCGTCCGGGCCGCCGTGCGCCACGATCGCCGACGTGGTGTCGTCGGTGATGGTGCCGGCTGCGACCGTCTTGAGCGTGTGGGTCGCGGCCATGTCGTAGGTCCACTCCCACACGATCTTGTCGGTGAGGTTGATGACCTTGACGTAGCGCGGCTTGAAGCCGGTGTTGACGTTCACCGCGGTGTTGTCGCTGGTGAACGAGCCGACAGCGAGGTTCGAGACGCCGCCGTCCTGGGTAGTTGCGATGTCGTCCATCTTCCGAATTCCTTGTTCAAGAGCAAGCCGAAGTGGGGGAGCCGAAGCTCCCCCAGCGCGACGATTACTCGGTGGCGCCGACCTCGAGGCGGACCATGAAGGCCTCCTGCAGGATGACCGTGGCGGTCCACAGCTTCCAGCCGACCGTGCCGCGCTGCGCGAGCGGGTCGCCCGGCGCCGGCTTCGGGTTGACGACCATCGGCGTCATCGAGGACTTGCCCTTCAGCGGCACGATCCCGAAGGCGTCGCGCGCGAAGTAGAGGACCGGGTAGACGTCGATGTTGACGCCGCCGGTGGAGCGGAGCCCGCTCGAGCCGACAGCGGCACCCGCGTTGATGAACGGCTTCGCCACCGTGGTCGCGATGTAGCGGACCTGCTCGACCGAGCCGATCTCGCCTTCCCACGGCGTGGTGTGCGGGCCGTAGTCCGACACCGGCTTGAAGCCCGTCATCTCGCGGATGTCGGTCTCGAGGTCCGGGTGGACCACCGCGACGTAGGCCGCTTCGACCGACTTCGTGTTGAAGTCGGCGCTCGAGGCCACGATGTTGGTGATCTTTTTCGCGTTCTGGCGGTTGAGCGCCGTGGTGACGCGCCGCTGGTCCTCGAGGGAGATCGCGGTGATCACGTCGCTGCGGCCGGCGACCTGATTGGCGTAGAACACGTTGGTGCCCGCCTTCAGGACGTTGTAGCGCAGGGTCTCGACGGTCTCGGCCGCGTTCTCACCGAGGATGTCGGTCGCTTCCGCCAGGATGTTGTCCGGGTGGGTGTCGTTCACGACGTCGGTGATAGTGATGTAGTCACCATACTGCTGCAGGGTGACCGTGTAGTCCTGGTTGGACAGGCTGCGGCCTTCGGGCGTGACACCCTCGACCAGCGGCGTGGTCGCCAGCGGCGTGTAGAAGTCGCCGGTTCCGTTGCCCGCGGCGCCGGTGGCGCCCGAGAGGAAGTAGCGGCGGAACTTCGCGGTCTGCGTCGAGTTCGTCGGCAGCGGGTAGGTCTGCCCGAACTTCTCGAACACGAGCAGCGGCAGAGCGCGCTTCAGCATGCGCACGACGGCCCAGGCCGCTACTGCCGGAGAGATGTCGCCATAAGTGATCATTGTCTTCGCCCCCTAGCGTGGTTGGCCCTAAAAATCAGCCACCGGCCGTAGCGTATTTCGCAAATGCGGTGTCGAAGTCCTGGGTGTCCTCACCCTGCGGAACCGCACTACGATCGCCACTGACTGGGGCTAGGCTCTCGGCCGCTTGCTTGGCCGCGCTAGACAGCTCAGTTTTGACAGGGGCCGCCGCCGGTGCCGGAGTTCCCGCCGCGGGCGCCTGGGCGGCCGGAGCCGCGGGTGCCGATGCTGCGGGGGCCGTTCCGGTGGCCGCCCTGTAACGCCCGATGAGGTCAGCAACCTCGTCCGATGTCCCGGTCTGCATAACCTGCTTGAACGCAGCTTGCAAGTAGGCAGGCTGAGTATCCACCCACGCAGCGACACTGCTCTCCAAATCCTCCGAATATTCGGGGACCTTGGATACCAGCTCCTGCGTGTGGAGGGTGTTGCCGACGGTCTTCATCTGCTCGAACAGCGGCGCAACGTAGTTGGCCACCTCGGTGAATACGAACTTGAAGACATCGGCGTATTCGGCCCGGCGCTTGAGCGCCTCGGCGGCCGACACGTCGGGCCAGTTCTTCTCGTATTCGGTGAGCGTGGCCTGCTCCGCCTCGGTGAACATCGGCGGCTGCTGGGGCTGCTCTCCACCACCGGCGGCCGGAGCAGCCGGCGCTTCGCCCGGCTTGACCAGCTTCGCCAGATTTTCGAGGATTTGCTCGGGCGTCAGGCCTGCAGGCTGCTCTCCCGCTGGCGGCGTTGCCGCCGGAGCTTCAGCAGCCTTGCCACCCTTGCCAGCGTCGGCCGGCGCCGCGCCGCCATCCGCTTCACCGCCAGCATCTCCTGCAGGGGCGGCAGCGCCCGGCTGGGCAGCTTCGCCCTCGCCTGCAGGCTTCTCACCACCCTCAGCAGGAGCCGCCGCTTCGCCTCCCTCTCCGGGCGCTGCCGGAGGAGCTTCCGCGCCACCTTCAGCGGGTGCGGCAGGCTCGGCGGCGTTTTCTGCGAAGGCAGCATCGAAAGCATCCTGTGCGGTAGGTTCCGGCGTCGGCGTGGGCGTCGGAGCGGGGGCTGGGTGTCCTTCTCCGTCGCGGATGAAGCGGCCGAGGCGCTGCTCGCTGGCGGTCATCCCGCCGAACGCGCCGCTGGCGAGAAGGGTGCTCTTGAGGTTCATGCAGGGGCTCCTGGCGTGATATTCGGAGGCGCGGTGGTCAGGTCCCGGTGCAGCTTCTGCAGGTGCCGAGCCGCGCCTTGCAAACGATGTATATCGTTCCCCTCTGCGCTGACAAGGCTTTCCTTCACGTCTTCGTGGGATAGTCGCACCAGTTCGACAACTGCGCTGGCTATCGGATCGTGGAGCTTGGCAGCGTCCCTGATCCGACCCACCAGCTCATCCACCTTGGCCTTGCTGTTCGTTGCCACTGGGCTCTCCTGCGGTGATCATGTCGGTTGCCGCCTTGACCTGCGTCGCGTCGGCGTTGGCCGTGTTCTTCTGGCCCTGCGAGACGTTCTTGAACGCGTTCGAGGCGACTTCCCTGATCTGCGCCTCGGTCATGCGGTTCGCCTGCTCGGCCTGCCGTGCGGCTTCCTCGGCGCGACCGGCCTTGCGGCGATCGGCCTCGTCCTCGCTGACGAGCATGCTCTGCAGGTCGCGCGAAGCGAACTTGGCCTCGACGAACTTGCGCTCGTTGACGTGGTCCCGCTCGTCGGGCGTGAGGGTCTGGCTGAGCATGTCGATCTGCGCGCCCCGGACTTCCTTGGCGATGAGGCTGGTGGCCCCACGCGGGATCACGTCGTAGTCGCCCTCGGGCGCCTCGTCCGGGTTGAATTTCTTGTTGAACTGGACCAGCGACCAGATCACCGACTGGGTGAAGCTGTCGTAGTTGCGGACGATGTCCTTGAAGGGCAGCGCCGCGTCGCCCCGCAGCATGCTCGCGCCTGCTGCCGTGCGCATCGGCTCCGAGGGCATCTTCTGGAAGTCGCCGCCGGTCGCCGGGCCGATGAAGGTCTCCATGTCGGCGAACTCGAGGAACATCTTCACGAGCCCCTGCAGCTCGCCCAGGTGCCCGTCGATCTCGATGCGCCGCACCGCGGGGAATTGCGCGCTCGGGCCGTCGTCGTCCCGATACCAGATTTTGTAGGGCTGGACCGAGGTCAGGTCCTGATCCGCCCGGCACAGCCGGGTGTTGACCTCGAGGTTCGGCCCGCAGGTCACCGAGGCGTTGTCGAGCGTCATGCGCGTAGCCGCGGCGATCGAGAGCTGGCTGTCGCGCACGATGCCGGGCAGGCCCTGCCCGATCGGCGAAGTGTCGTCCTCGTCGAAGTTGAACACGTGCGCCTGCCGAACGTCCACGCCCAGCTTGCGCCAGGGGTTGATCTCGGCCTTGATCACGTAGTTGTCGACGATCCACAGCTCGGCGTCCACGTCGTCGGCGCGCATGTTCTCGGGCACGTCGGCACCGGCCTCCATCAGCGTATTCGCGCTGACCGGGCCGGTCCAGATGATGATCTCGTATTTCTCGCGGCCGGTCGACGCGGTCGTGGTGCTATCGGCCTGGATCGAGAGCCCCATCGTGCGCAGCTCGGTCTCCCAGGACTTCTGCCGGTAGTTGCCGCCGGGGAACTGGGTCAGGACCTGCTTGATCGGCCGCTCGAAGAAATCGGCCCGGTTGGCGAGCTTGCGCAGCGCCGCGCGGCCGAGCACCTTGCGCTTGAAGTAGCCCTCTCCGGGCGCCTTGCGCGCGCTCATGTCGGGGTAGAAGTCCCACACCGGCAGGTGTTCATACATCGGCTTGTAGATGTCGCGCGTGACCGGCTTGAAGCCCCCCGGGCTGACCGAACCGTCAGGTGCCTGCTGCGCCTGCGCCTGCAGCATCCAGCCGGAGGTCTGGACCTTGCGGACATACGGACCCTCGAGCACGCCGATGCCATACTTGATCCCGCTGTCGATCACCGCGCGGTTGAGCGCGATCCAGTCGAGCGTCTGATCTCCACCCAGCTCGGTGAGCTGGTCCTTGATCAGGTTGGTGAGCTGCCCGGCCTGCTTCTCGGCCAGGGCACGCACCGCCTCGTCGACCAGCTCCTGCGTAAGCGCTACCTGCTGGCCGCCGCCCTGCAGCTTGGTCATCAGCTCCGAGACGGCGTCGGCGACCGCCTCGGGGGACATCTCCGGCGAGGGCGACGCGTTCAGCTCCCAGTTGTCCTCGTTGCCCGGGAACATCAGGTTCATTAGGCGCGAGAGCATCGCGATGCACTTGATCCGCGTCAGCCGCGGGTAGGCGCGCGAGCGGTTCGGCGGCAGCATGCGCTCGATCTCGGGGTCGTAGACACCCAGATACTGCCGCAGGTTCTTGAGCCACTTCTGCTCGGCGGGGATGCGCTCGCTCGCGTAGCGGTCGAACAGGGCCTTGTATTTGGCCCCGAGCTGGCGGAGCACGCCGTCGTTGAGCTTGCGCACCGGCGCATCGCCCTCGACAGTCACCGACACCGCGGTGTTGGCGTCTTCGGGCAGCACCTGCCCGATCGCCGGCAGGCTGGCGTTGGCCGTGTTCCCTAGCTGATTTGCCCGAGCCGCCATCTAGTCCCCCTAGCGGAAGTGGTAGTTGCCGCCGAACGTCTTGGGCGGCGTGAAGGCCGGAGCCCCGCCAGGACCGTATGAGGCATTTCGCTCGGCTTGTCGATGGAAGTAGCGCGCGAGGTAGCCGAAGCCGTCACCCGGATGGCTGTAGGCGTTCTTCTCCGGCTGCGCATTGCCACCGCCCCTGATCTGCTCTTTGCTGTCCAGCGCATAGCGCCAGCCGCCCTTCAGGGCGCGCACGAGGATCGGGCAGTGGCGCTCGTCGATCAGGAGCCCGGGCAGGCCGAACGGTGAGTGGGTGCAGAAGTGGTCGATCGCGTCGAGCCGCAGCGGGAGCCGGTTGTTGCTCTCGATCGACACCGGGAAGTAGCGCTTCAGCGTCGAGACGATGGTGTTCTCGTCGTTGGCGTTGCGGTTGTTCGCCGCGGGGTCTGGCGCGATGGTGAAGCCGCCCTGCGGCATGTCGGGGAACCGCGAGGACAGGTAGGGCCGCAGCCGCTCGTTGACGAACCGCGAGGCGCCGACGCCGGACGTGATGATCTCCCCGAGCACGTAGAGCCGGCCCTCGAGGTCCTGCTGGCCGAAGATCATCGCCGCGCCGCCGAGACCGGGGTCGAAGCCACCCACGAGGTGCAGGTTGGGATCGTAGCGCAGCGGCGTCTTGGAGACGTGGACCTTGGGGTTAAAGGCTTGCACGACCGGCTTGCCGGACACGCTGAAGCCCCACTCCGCCTCGATGAACTGCTTGATCCAGGCCTCGCTCTTGTTCTTCGCCGCGGACACGTAATAGTCCTTGCCGCCGGGCAGGTTGTCGACGTTCTCGGCGAAGGGCGAGAAGCCGCTCGGCTGCAGGAAATAGCGGGTGTTGCGCGTATCGCCCTCGCCGGCCTTGTAGAGCGCGACCCCCTCGCCGGGCTGGATCACGCCGCCTGCGTTGTGCAGGTAGTCGAACCACCAGTTGTCCTCGGTCGACGGGTTGCTCGAGCCCCACATGCCCCAGTTCGTCGCACCGCCCATCACGGACGACGGGTAGCGCCCGCAGCGGGCGGCCAGGGCGTCGATGATCGCCTGCGGGATTTCCACGAACTCGTCGACGATCGCGAAGGTGACCTCGAGCGAGAGCACGCGGCTGATGTCCTGCGGGGTGTCGAGCGGGCGGAACAGGACCTCGCACTCGACGTCGGCGAAGCGCAGGGTGAAGCGCTTGTTGGTGATCTCCCAGGTGCCTGCCTGACCCGGCTTGAACCACGTGAACCACGAATTCAGCGTCGTATCCTGAAGCTGCTGGCTGGTGTTGCGCACGATCACGGCGCGGGACCGACGGATGCCGTCGGGTCCCTTCGCCTGCATCTGCGCCATCACGATCAGCTTCATGAAGATGCCGGTGGTCTTGCCCGAGCCGACCGGGCCGACGATCCAGTCGTAGAACAGCTCATGCGGCCGGTAGTCCTTGATGAACCGGCTGATCGTGTCGGGCGGGGTGTAGTTGATCGACGCGGCCATTAACGTCTCAGTGCCTGAAGTGGATGAACTCGCGTCCATCCCACGAGTTGTGCGCCCAGTTGTCCGGCGCCTGCATGTCCTCGACCGGGTGGCAGGCACACGTTTCCGCTGCCTGATGTGGCCGTAAGTCATTGGTCGGCAGCAGGTGGCGCTGGTGGTGTCCCTGCGGGGTCACGACGTCGAACGCGCGCCAGCCGAAGAACGTCGCCGTCGCTACACGCGGCATCGGTACGATCGGCTCTCTCACTTGCGCTTGTCCCTCCGTGTTCCGCCCTTCAGCAGCTTGCCCTCGCGCTTCAGCGCCGAGGTCGCAATCGCCCAGGCCCGGCTCTCCGGCATGTCCGGGTTGGATCGCCGGATCGCCTTGACCCGGTCCTCGAGCACCTTGGGCATGTCAGCCGCCGGGCACCAGACCCCGCTCGCGCGTCGCCTCGGACACGAACTGGTCCCAGTCGTGCTGCGGGAAGACTGCCTCGACCGTCTCGCCGGCCTTGGTATAGCCCTCGCGCTCCGCGGTTGCCGGCACCTCGACGGGCTCGCCGCGCATGGTCACGACAGCATTGCCGTCCTCGAACCGGATGTTGATGAAGGCCGGGAAGCTGTCCGGCAAGACGTTGGTGTGCGCTGCCATCTGTCGTTTCTCCTGTTCGGCCATGAGCCGGTCGAATTCCTCGTCGAACTCGGGGTTGGCGAGCCACTCGATCTCAGGGCTCATGTGGTCCTCGAACGACGTCGCCACGTAGAGCGGGCCGGGCTGAAGATAGACGTTGCCGTTGATCTGCGCAACGAGGTCGTCTTCCTCCGCGGCGCTCAGCAGCATGTCAGCGAACCGGCACTCGGAGCAGGTGCATTCGTCGCCCGTATCCCGTCCGTCCACTTCAGCCTCCCAGCCACCCGTACAGAACCAGCAGCGTGACGTAGCCCGACGCCAGCATGAGCACGACCGCCAGGAACTCTCGTGCCGTCTCGACCAGCCGCCGGATCAGGACCTCCCGCCGAACTTGCCCGACAGCTCCTTGAGCTTGCGCCGGTCCCGCCGGGTGCCTTTCTTGTTGGCACTCGTGCGCTCGACCGGCGTGGACTTGTCGCCCGGCGCCGGTCCTCGCATGTCGCGGCGGTAGCCCCCGCTAGGCTTCATCGCCCTGGACCGCCGGCTCCTCGACCGTCTTGGTCGGCATGACCATGATCGTCGCCGTGGTCTCCTCGAAGTTGTCCGCGTCGGCGCTGAAGACGTGGCCGTAGGCGGTGATGTCGATCGCCACCATCGAGTCGTACTTGCGCTGCAGGTTCGCGATCCCGACCTCGAGGAAGCTCTTGATGCTGGCGGGCAGCATCGCGTCGGTCGCGACGTCGGTCGCCGCTTCCGCGGCCGGCATGTTGTTGCGGTAGAAGCTGAAGCTCATGGCTAGTATCCGTCTCCAAGGTTGATCTGAATTTGTAGCGTGTTCGCGACCAGGGCGCCACCACCTTGTCCCTCCTCGCCGTTGGTCCGCGGATCGAAGCCCGCCCACCGGGCTGTCAGCTCGATCAGCTTGCCACGCACCTGCGCCGGGCACTGGGGGTCGCGCGTCAGCCGGAAGACCTCCTTCAGGTTCTCCTCGGCGATCAGCTTGGCCTTGAGCTTGAAGCTCATGCCCTCCTGCCGCACCAGCTCGCACGCGCCGGCCAGCTCCGACAGGAACACCGGATTGGTCCGCAGCGCCTGCCATTCCTCGTCGGTGTAGCCGTACTCGGTGCGCAGCTCGCCGGGCGAGGCCGTCTTCAGCGCCAGCTCGATCGGCAGCGTCGGCGGCCAGACGAGGCTCGTGGGGTCCTTGCTGTCGCGCTCGAGGAAGGTGGTGAGGGCGTTCATGGTGCTAAGCTATACCGTGAGAGATAGCCATGCAAGGGGTGGCCTCCGGCAAGGCGGGCCGGAAATCTCACCGGAGGCCGTCGGCTCAGAGGTCGTATTTCGCGACCGTCGCGCCGTGCTCGTTCATCACGTAGAGGGTGGGCCGCGGTGCCGGCTGCTGTCCGGGCTCCCAATCGGGCGACTTGTGCGGTCCCCACGTGCATCCTGGGATGCCACCCTCGCGGTGTCCGTGGACCACGATGCAGCCGTCCTCGATCTCCTGCGAGATGAACTCGTAGTCACCGCTGATCTGCTCCACGCGGTCGTAGAACCTTGGCGAGCCGGGCTCGGCGTTCTGGGTGGCGGACAGGTTGTAGGTGCAGAATTTGACCGTGAAGGCCGTGGTGCTTCTCCTTGTGCTTCGTCTTCGTCGGGCCGGGTGACCCGGCGACCGCAGATCGCTCTACGGCCTGGACGTGATCTCACGAAAGAAACCCCGGGTCAACTCGCGTCGGCCCGGGGCGGAAGTTTGGGAGAGGATGCCATGAAAGGCAGGAGCTGGATACCAGAGGTGATAATTTTGGAAAACCATAAAATTTGGATAGGCCGAAAATTTTCGGGAAATCCTTTGCGAGCGACCGTGTAAGCACCCACCCCATGCTCGATCGAAATCCCCCTCGGGGCTCCTCCGCCGGGGAAAGAATTCTTCCCTGCCTGCCGCCCGGGTATCTCTCCCTAACGTGTGACAGTGTGTTTCGCTTCGGCTATAACTATCCACAGAGAGGCAATCCCGCCGCTCTATCCAATGCGTCAGGTAACCTGACAGCATCTATCGAAGGAAACGAACATGACTGCCATTGCTACCGAAACCGTTCGCGTCTCTGTCGCTCCCGTCATTCGCCTGAAGGGGCGCGGCAAGGCCCAGCGCGAACTCGCCTACATGCAGATTGCGCCCCTCTCGTTCGTCGAGAATATCAGCCGCGTCGAGAGCATCGCCAACCTGCGCGCCGCGCTCGGCGCTTCGCCTTCGGAAGCGGAGGTGAAGACTGCCCAGACCGAATGGTCTATCGGCCGCGTCGCTTCGCGCCTTCCCGCCGGGGAATTCCCGAAGGGCTGCACGGATGACATGGCCAAGCTCGACTTCGCGCGTGACCTCGTGCTGCACTATGCGGCGCCCGCGCAAGAGGGGAAGCAGGCCCGCAAGCTCCGCGCCGGGCAGAAGGGCCGCCGTAACGTCGTGCAGCACAAGGTTTGCCGCGCGGCCGATGAGGCATGGTCGCAGGTCAAGGCCGAACTCGGGATCGGGCAGGCCCAAACGCAAGCCGAGCGCAACAAGGCCAAGCGCTCGACGAACAACAACCCGAAGCGCGGCGACGGCAAAGGCAAGGCTCCGAGCCATGCCGAGCTTGTCCAGCCGGCGGCTCCGGTCACGTCTGACGACTACGTGCAGTTCATGCAGACGCAGCTCAGCACGTTGTGCGCCTACGACGCGAAGCACGCGAAGAAGCGGCCCACGACGCACGGCGCCTTCGCCGAAGCGCTCATGGCGCTGAAGACGCTGGCGAACAAGGCCGCCAACGAATACGAGGTGCGCAAGGCCGAAGCGCTCGCCAAGGCCAAGTAACCTGCAACGTCCTACTGGGCGCCGCTCCAATCGGAGCGGCGCCTATTTTTGTGTCCGCAATCCGTGACGCGTGACCGTGCGCCGATCCTGTCAGGTGACCTGACGCTTTCCGCCTGGGATCGAGCGCACGCGATCGACACAGTAGTACCGCTGCTAACGTGTGCGTGGATAGTTCGGGCTCGAAACGCGATGGATAGTGTGGCTTTTCGGCAACTGTAAATTATCGACACAGTAGTAGCTGACGGTTGGATAGCTCATCGTGGCAACGCGTTGGCTGGTTGATGGTGTTTACATTTTCCTCGGATTTGAGGGGCCGATGGTGAGGCTTGCGTGCAACACTATCCACAAACGTCTTGTTGTGCGCAGTTATTTGCTATCCACGAGCAGTGGATTATCCACCGGATAGCAACTCGGATACCACAGACTTGAGGATTTCTGCGGTGTTGCTGGGGTATCTATCATCCATATCCAACTATCTGGTCATAAAAATAGACCCCTATGGCTAATTCGGACTATCCACACGAGAGCGATATTCCGCCGACGCAGCGTGCCAAAGCGCAGAACTATCCAAACCACAGCCATACAGTAAATTATTCTCTCCCCGTAAAGGCATGTTCATTTCTGACCTGCTAGTTGGATATGGATGATTTGCCTGCCGCCGCACCGCGTGTTTCCGGGCGCTTCTGTTATCCGGCACTGAACATGCTCCGCTGATAGCTGGCTTGTTGACAGTTCTATCCATCTTCGTGTATTTACCTGACCACACAATCGGAGTTAAGCATGACCATCCTCGCCCTTCACTCCCTCTCCGCGATCCGGGCCAAGTCCGGCCTGACCAAGCGCAACATCGCCGACCTGACCGCCGCGGCGAACCGCAAGCACGGCCCCATCACCATCGACCGCCTGCGCGAGCTTGAGAACGGCCCGATCCGCGCAGAACCTTGGCTCGATGAGGCAACCGACCTTGCCCGCATCCTCCTCCTCCCGGGCGTCGTCTCGATGATGTGGGATGAGAAGGCCGGCGTCGACGCCCAAGCTCAGATAACGTCAGGTGACCTGACACGCTTCGATCTCGGCCACGAGATGCCTGACGAGGTGGACATGCTGCTGCGCGGTGTGCGCCTGCCCCTGAGCATGGCTTGCCGGTTGGCTGTCCGCTTCGGCCTCACCGATCCGACGCAGCTCGAGCAGCTCCCGATCCACCAGCAGATATGGGCCACGCTCGAGGCCAACGAGCGCGGAGCCGCCCCGGGCGAATGTCCGTGGTGTCGTGCGCCGGGCGGCCAGCACCTGCCCACCTGCCTGCCGGCGAACATCTGGTCGACCCGATCGACGGCGCCTTACGCTACGACCACCGCGCCTCAACCGGCCAAGCCGGGCGGGCGAGGGCTGGCACGCATGGCCAAGGGCCTGAAGGCTGCGCGCAAGGCGACCCAGCTCACCCAGGCACAGGTTGCCAGCAGCATCGGGATGCACCCGAACTATCTCGCGCGGATCGAGCAGCTCAAGCACCCGCTGTCCGACGCGCACGCGATCAACATCGCGCGCATCCTCGGCTGCACTGTCGAGGACCTGTTCGGCGCCAGCAGCGAGGATTGACTTAGGGTCTGGCTGGTCCAGACTAGAGGCTCAATGTTCGTGGTTCCTTCGGGTCGCACCGAAGGGGGTGGGGCTGGCGCGGTGCCCTTCCAGACCGTTGCCGCGTCGGTCCCACCCATCCACGAGCATCGAGAAAAGCGTCAGGTAACCTGACAGCATCTACCAAAGGAAACGGCCATGTCGAAGTTCTTCATGCCCATCGAGCTGCACGATCCCAAGCTGCCAGTCGCGCAGCGCTGGTTCTTCCTCGAGATCGAGGCGGTCGACGAGTACAACGCGTTGCTCAAGGGCAACCGTATCGCCCCGAAGATGATCTCCCGCGGCGTCAACTACTCACGGTGGGCGTGCCACCGTGAGATGCCGAGCAACGAGTACATGCAGGCCCTGTCCGACGGCATGCGCAAGAGCCGCGGCAAGTCGCCCAGGGTGCGCAACGCCATGATCGACGCCGAGCTGGCGCGGGTGGCCGCGTGAGCCGCGTCATCTCCGGCTGGGTCGTCAGCCGCAACCGCGAGCCGGGGCAGAGCCTGCCCTGGCGCGCATGGAGGTCCGGCGAGCTGCCGCTCGTGGCCGACAGCTACCGTGGCCTGCTGGCCCTCATCAGGGAGGCGAAGTCGTGACCAAGGAGCAGCAACGCGCCGAGACCGAGGCCCTCGTTCGCAAGGCCCGCTTCGGCAAGGCCAAGCTGTCCATCACCCGCTGCCCGCCGGGCATGCGCCAGTGGGACAGCAACATCAACTACCGGCACGGCGGGGTGCTGCCCGCACACCTCAACCCGGTGACCATGGGAGAGCATGATGCTGGCTTCTGAAGCCCTGTTCGTCGGGGCGCACTTCGCCCATGTCGTGGCCTTCGAGGAGCGGCAGCGCGAGCGCCGCATCCGGGAGCAGATGCGTCTCATCGAGCGGCGCATGGGTGGTGACAGGAGGCGCCTGTGAGCAGGCTCGAATGGCTGGCGATCCGGGCGATCTGGCTCGGCATGGCCGTGCTCGTCACCCTGGCCTTCGATTACGGCATGGAGCGCGATGCAGATCGGCTTTGTGCTTCGGACGCCACCGCCTACCCGGAGTGCGCCGATCGGTAACGATCGGTAACGATTGGTCAACCATTAGCACGCTATTGGGAGAGACATGATGCCCATCAGCGACCTACCCCAGCGCGAGCTGGACAAGATGACCCCGCAGCAGATTGCCGATCTGGCGCTCGCCGCGGACATGGAGCGCCGCCGGCTCGAGCGTGCGGGCGACAACACCGGAGCTGCGAGCTGGGACCGCGAGAGCGAGCGGCTGGCGGCTGCTTTCAGGAGGACCGCATGAAGTGCCCGTTCATGACCCGAAACGCCGACGTGATGAAGCATCTCGTCGGCAAGGCCACGCCCGAGCAACGCGCTGCGCTCAAGGAGCATGCTGCGAAGAACGGCGGGGCTGAGAACCTCGCCCATCCTGCACGCCGTGCGTACTTCGTCGTCGGCTGGCTGCGCATTCTTGGGGAGGACCCGTCGAAGTGGTCGCCCAGCAACCCCAAGCAGGTGGAGCGCACGTTGGCGCAGCATCGGGAGAACATCGCATGACCTGCATTCTGGTCTACCTCATCATCGGCTGGGTGCTCGCCGTCGTCGCCTACTTCGGCGCCGGGCAGTACGCACCCGATCGTCCCGGCCTGCCCAAGTGGGTGACGGTGCTGCTCATCGTGCTCCTATGGCCAGTGCTGGTCATCGCCATCGTCAGGAGCAAGCCGTGACCCAGGAAATCGACCTGTTCGACGACATCGTCGACGACGCCAGCGTGGTGGAGATGCGTGTCGGCCAGATCGGCACGGTGAAGGGCAAGCTCGAGAACATCCGCTATGGCGGAGCCGAGCGCACCGCCCGGGGCGAGAAGCAAAATCCGAACTGGGCGGACCCCTCGCTCTGCATCGCCTTCGCCGACTGGGGCATGCTCTCGATCACGATCCGCGACTACGCCACGGCCAAGGGCATCCGCATCCCGCTCGGGACCTACGTGTGCGTCAAGGTGCAGTGCATCAGCGAGGATGCCGAAGTCATGGCGCTCGCCATCTGGGAGATGGGCAAAGGCAACGTGCAGCCGCTCGGTGAGCCGATGGGTGCCAACCCGTAACGTACTACTGTGTCGGAGGCCGACATGCAGCTTGAATGCAACGCCTGCGGGAAGCGCTTTCGGTCGATGCTGGCCGAGGCGCGCCACCGCCACAACTTCCCTGCGCTTTGCACCCGCAACAAGCGGTTCGCTGAGTTCGTCGAGAAGCACTCGAAATCGTCAGGTCACCTGACATGATCGAGAAGGCGCCGGGCCGCGGCATCATCATGCCCGGCAACCTGTTCCTGCGTCACGATCCCGAAGATCGAAGCTACCGTTGGTCCCTCTGGCGCCGGGACGAGGACAAGGCCAGCCGGTGCGACACGCTCGTGGTCAACTGGCGGGGGCTCCTCCCCAACCCGGTAGAGGAGACGACCCGGTGCGACGGTGTCGACATGGAGGCCCGTCAGCGCTTCCACGTGTGGGAGTGCGATCAGGAGCTGGCCGCCTCGATCGAGATGGCCGCGCGGCTTGGGATCAATGGGGACCGCTGGTTCGCGCTAATCGAAAAGCACATCCCCGACGCACATTGACTTAGCAGCAGGGTCAAATAAACTCTAACGTGTTAGAGGTTGGAGGTAGTAATGGCGACGCAACTGCACTGGGAGTATCAGAACTCCGCAAGCATTCCCGAATATCGGGCCGAGTATAAGGGCCTCGTTATTCGCGCGATCAACGACCAGCACCCGAGCAATCCATTCGAGGATCAGGACGGGCATTTTCCCATGTCGGTCTGGGTGTCAGGTGACCTGACAGATTACGACAAGGCCGATGGCGGTCATGCTCGCAACCCGCTCCATCGCTTCACGGACGAGGCGCTGGTCCACAACCAAATTCACATCGCCCTGACTCTCAAGAGCACGGTGCCCGACCTGATCGAGTGCTACGGCACCGAGGAGCCGGTCAAGTACAGCCGCGATCCCGGGCTGCTGCGCGACGTGTTCACACAGGCCTTCGAGGACAATCAGGGCTTCATGGCCACGCTCGACCTGTGCGTGCCGTTCTACGAGATGCTCGGCATCCCCTGCCTGCGGCACTCGAGCCGCGGCTATTCGCAGAGCGACTGGGCCGAGGTGCTGATCGTCGCCACGCCCGAGGCGTGCAAGGAGTTCGGCGTCGAGCCCAACGTCGAGATGCTGAAGGAGCAGGCCAAGCTCTACGACGCGTGGGCGTGGGGTGACGTCTACGGCTACCAGATCGCGCGGCCGGTGCTCGACGAGGACGGCGAGGACACAGGCGAGGTCGAGGATGTCGACGACGTGGAGGGGTCCTGCTGGGGCTTCTACGGCTCCGACTTCGACTGGTCCGGGCTCGAGGAGCAGGCGATCTCGTCGGCCGACTATTTCGTCAGGTCACCTGACACAATCGAGGAGGCAGACCATGCCCAGGTATGAGATCGAGTTCTACCGTGAAGTTACGGTCAGCGAGTGGGTGAAGCGGGTCATCGAAGCTCCCGATCAGGAAGCTGCGCTGGACCACGCTCGGGAGATGGCGAGCGACTTCAACATGGACTGCCCGGACGATGTGGCCGGCGACCAGATCGTCGACTGCAAGGACTGGGAAGTCGATCACGACAACGTGGTCGAGACTACCAAGCCGGCCGATGAGGTCGTCGAGGGTGACGAGGAGGAAGACGATGGCAGCAATCCCGAGTGACCTCGACAACGAGGCGCGCCCCGAGAAGTGGCTGTTCGCCCCGCACGGCTACCCCATCCACTACGTCCAGACGCGGGGTTGGCAGAGCCAGGAGCTCAAGTTCGACAAGGACGGGACCATCATCGGCACCGAGTGCGACCAGTTCCCTGAGATGCAAGCGTTCGAGACGCCCGGTGGCGACATCGTGCTGGACGACGACTACAACGATTTCCTCGTTGACCACTGCCGCATCGTCGAGGTCTACGAGGGCTTCACCCGGTGGGATTACGACAGCACCACCGAGCCGGCGATCGAGCCGTGGCCTGACCACATCGTCAAGGCGTGCATGCGCGTTGCGACGCTGCAGACCGTGGCGGCCAACATCGGTGAGGCGCGCGGCTGGTTGCCGAGGGAATACAGCGACGACTTCCCGTTCAACGCCGCGATCGACAACATCGTGCTCGGCCGGCTGAAGGGCGAGATCGCTGCGCTCGAGGCGGAGATCGCCGAGTTCCGCAAGGGGCGCGTCGAGCCGACACGATTGGAGGAGGACGACGTACAGCCGGCGACCGACCATGCAGAAGCATGAGCGGGAAGCCCTGCGCGTCGCCCAGCACGAGGCCGCCAAGCACGGCCTGACCGTGACCATCTGCGAGCCGGCCGGCGCCGTTCCCAAGCGCCGGCTGCTGCTCCGCAACGGCAGCGCCGAGCGTCACTACACGATCGCGTCGAGCCCGAGGGACCGGGACGCTTGCATCTCGCAGGTCCGGCAGTGGGTCCGGCGCACAGCCAAGGAGATCAAGCATGGCTGAGAGAGCCTTCACCTACGATCACGTCGATGCCGCCATGTGCATCTGGGAGGAGATGACCAATCCCAAGCTCAAGGAGGCCGATCAGCCGTGGACGGCGCACCGAGAGAAGTGGGGCGCCGCCGGCCTGCGCGACGTCGTGATCACCAAGCTGGCATGGCCTTGCCACGAGGCATGGGAGCGGGCGATGGCGCGCTACGAGGGCAACGACGACCCGAACGACACCGATCCCGGCAGCTTCGATTGGGAGTTCGTACCCCTGTGGATCAGGCAGTGCGTCGACTGGTCCGGCGAGCATCCCCGGGTGCGCGGAGGCGTTGGCGTCAACGAGCACACGCTCGCCCATTTCCGGGAGGGACTACCGGCATGATCGAAACTACTGTGTCGAGGCAGGTGCTCGAGCAGGTCGCCGACGGCTTTCACTAGCTCATCGCGCTCAAGGCGGAGCAGCAGGCCACCCAGGCGGAGATGATCCGCGGTTGTGTCGCCGCGATCCGGCGCGAACCGCGCGGTCATTTCGACTGGCAGAAGGCCCGGGACGAGCGGAAGCAGATCGAGCACGAGCGCGCGCTGGCGCTGCTTCACCGCGAATGGCTGGCGACCAGCTTGGAGCGCGACGCCGGGATTGACATAGCCCCGGCACCCGTCATCATCAGCACTCCCTAACACGTTAGGGGATGAAAGCGTCAGGTCACCTGACAGCATCGAACGAAGGAACCGACCATGTACATGGGCGTCAAGAACCACCACACCCTGCCGCGTGTCACCAGCTACGAGGACGCGCAGCGCGCTCTCGCCGTCTGGGAGAGCAAGACCCGCCGCGGCAAGCAGGTCACTCAGGTGCTCAGCCACGGCAGCGCCATCGCCTTCCGCCTCTACGAGACCGACGTGGTCACGTGGGAAGCGGACAACAGCGTCCACGTCGACAACTACGGGACGACCACGACCTCGAGCTTCGCTCACCAGTTCCTGCCGGCAGGCATCCACCTGCACTACCCGGTCGAGCGGCGCGGATGCAGCGGTGGCAGCAACACGATCGGCTTCCGGGCGCACCCCGACGGCACGCCGCTGTCGTGGCAGGAGCGCTATCACGTCTGCCAGGGCGCCGTCGTGCGCTTCACCGAGCAGGACGGCGTCTGGTTGCCCGACGAGGACACGTGCTACGACATCACCCTGCCCAAGGGCGTCGAGCGCAAGAAAAGCCGGGAGCTGGCGAAGACGTACCACTTCGCCGAGTTCGAGAGCTGGCTGCAGATGGGGCCGCTGATCCTCGGCGACGTCGAGCACAGCGAGTGGGACCTGCAGGAGTGCATGGACGCGCTCGAGAAGCGCGACTGGCGGCAGGCGGCGATGTTCATGCCGACGATCAAGGAGAGCGGTTCGTTCGGTCACGAACAGCGCGCCAAGCCGCTGCCGATCTCGTGCGAGCACGGTCACTACATCTCGCTCGGCTGTCTCGCCAAGCTGAAGCTCGCTATCTGGGACTGGCACGGCTTCCTCATCGTCGACACGGCGAAGACGTGGCCGCGCGGCGAGTTCGACCGCCGGATGCAGCGGGTGAAGGAAATGGAGGCGCTCGGCCTCAACACGCACGGAATGGGGCCGCTGATATGACCGACGTACCTCCGCCGCCCGGCCTGCCGCAGGCGCCGCTCGCCAACGCGGAAAGCCTCAAGGTCGGCGACGTGGTGCAGATCGCCGTGCAGCGGGAGGACCGGATGCACGGCGGCCACTACTGGCAGA